TAAAGGGAGTGAAAAGATGCTATTTGTATCCACAGAGTTAGACGCAATCAATCTGATTCTTTCAGGCATTGGGGAAGCTCCTGTCAATAGCTTAACAGAGAGTGAATCTATTGATGTTGATAATGCAAGAAGTCTACTTGCTACGGTGTCTCGAAACATTCAGCGTCAAGGATGGCAGTTCAACACCTTGACCAATGTAACTATTATGCCAGACACCAACAGCAAAAAGATTCGATATAATCCCTCATGGATAAAGATTACAGCGACGAATGGTGCAGTTTATGTAAAACGTGGGGATTTTCTGTACAACCTTACAGAGAAGACAGACACCTTCAATGAAGAGGTGCATCTTACCATCATTGAAGCCGTTGACTTTGAGGATTTGCCTGATGAGTTCAAAACATTCATCACAGCAGAAGCGGCTATTTTATTTCAGGAACGTTACCTTGGTGACGAAAATGTATCTCAGGAGTTACGGATTGAAGAATCAAGAGCTTATGCAGATATTGTCCAGTATTGTATAGATACAGGTTCCAACATGTTTCAGACCATAGGGATGCAGAGTGCATTGGAAAGGAGATAAGACACCATGTTATACTCACAGAGCATTAAGAACTTTGTACAAGGTGTGTCTCAACAGCCACCCCTCTTACGCTTCCCTGAACAGCTTGAGGAACAGATTAACGGTTTCTCGACAGAGGTTTCAGGGCTACAGAAACGTGTCCCTACAGTCCATCTAAAAACATTAACAGGATTGAACCTTACCAAAGGCAGTAAACCTCTTGTTCATTTCATTGATAGGGATAAGCAACAGAAATACATGGTTGTCTTTGCAAATAACACTGTCAAGATTTACGACATGAAGGGGAACGAAAAGACTGTCAACATTGAAGATGATGCTTATTTAGCTACTAACACTCCTCGTGATAACTTACGAGTTATGACAGTAGCTGACTACACTTTTGTACTGAACAATACAAAAACAGTGCAGTTGTCCAGCAAGAAGTCACCAGACTACTTTAGTAATCAGGGTAGTATGCTTTATGTTCGTCAAGGGCAGTATGGCCGTACCTATCAGGTTTGGATTGATGGTGTGTCTAAATGCGCATGGACAAGCCCGAATGGGGATGCCGCTGAACAGACGAAGCAGATAGACACCAACTATATTGCAGACCGCATCAATGAACAGCTAAATAATAATGGGGTGTCTACAGAACATCAAGATAATTGGATTCGTATTCGGAGTGATGGTCTTGTTCAGACAGCCGATGGGTTCAACCATCAGGCACTTATTAACTTCAAAAAGTCGATTCAGCGTTTCAGCTTGCTTCCTGCTACGGCTCCTGATAACTATTGTGTCAAAGTAAAAGGTGACCCGAATGGGGCAAGTGAAGGTAGTTATTACGTAAAGTATTCAAAAGACAGTAATGTGTGGGAAGAGTGTGCTTGCCCCAACATCAACATTGAGTTTGATAAGACAACCATGCCCCATGCCATCATCCATAATGCAGATGACACTTTCACATTTAAGGCTCTTGATTGGGATGAACGAAAAGTTGGTGATGATGAGAGTAACCCTGCTCCATCTTTTGTAAATTATACCTTGTCCAGTATCTTCTTTTATCGTAATCGCCTAGGTGTTACCTCTCGTGAAAACATCATCATGTCTGAATCAGGGGAATACTTTAATTGGTGGATGACAACAGCCAATGACCTGTTAGACACAGATGGGATTGATGTCCCGATTACATCCACAAAAGCGAACCTGATTAATTATTGTGTTATCTTTTCAGAAGACCTTTACGCTTTCTCGAACGACACACAGTTTATTATTCGTGCTGATTCCACCTTGACACCGAAAACAGCGTCCCCAACAGAAATTACGCAGTTCAATAGTTCTCCTGACTGTCAACCAAAGGTAGCAGGGAAGAACTTATATTTCCCTTCTGAACATGGTGATTTCTCTACAATTCGGGAATACTATACTGTTCAGGATATTTCACAGATGAAAAATGCACAGGACATTACATCTCACATCCCAAACTATATTGAAGCAGGTGTCTATGACATTATTACCTCGACGGCTGAAAATGTGCTGTTCTGTCTGACAAACAGGGCGACAGACACCATTTACCTTTACAAGTATCTATTTGCCGATGAAGAACGTATTCAGTCCTCGTGGTCTAAATGGGTCTTTGATGGTGAGATTTATGGTGCAGGTTTCATCGGCAGTTATTTATATCTGCTTATGCGCAGAGGAACACAGATTACCATGGAGCAAATGGACTTCTCCGTAAATATCAAAGAGTTTGACGATACGGAAGTTTATCGTGTCTATTTAGACCAGAAGAGAGTTATGGACAATGGTGTCTATGATGATGTAGCTGAAAGAACAAAGTTTGACCTCAAGGCACTTTATGCCTACACAGACACCACACCATTGCAGAGTCTTTGTGTAGTCACTCATGATGGTGTCTTGCATGAAAATCTAAAAGCAGATGATGCTGGCTGTATCTATCTTGATGGTAACTTTGCAGGAAAGAAATTGGTAGTTGGGGAACCTTATTTGTTTAAGGCTGTCTTCACAACCTTCTACCTTAAAAAGAACGACAATGGAAACATTAGCTCCTATGCAGAAGGAAGGACACAAATCAAGAACATTCATATCAACTATGACCATACAGGTTTCTTGGCTTGCAGGGTGTCTTACCTTGGGGGCAAAGAGTATATATATCGGATGACCAGTAAGATTCTTGGTACTTCTTCAGCTCTCTTGGGGAAGAAGCAAAATGAAACAGGAAAGTTTGATGTTCCTATTCATGCAAATAATGAATCCGTTACGATTGCAGTTGAATCAGACATGCCAGTTCCCCTCTCTATTGTAGGGCTGAATTGGGATTGTCTATACATGACACGAACAAAGGGGGTATAGCGAATGTGTACCGTAGCACTTAGTTATGGTATTTCAGCTCTTAGCTCTTTGTCTAAGCAGAAAGCAAGTAGGGCTGAGATTCAGAATCAGATTGATGCCAACAATCAGACCGCAAGGGGATTGCTCCAGTCTATGAACTATACCTTTCAAAATTATGAAACACAGCGTAGGGCCGCTTTCGCCGCTCAGATTGATGCAATGACGAAAGACAGGATGAACGCTCATAGACAGGAAGCGTCTGTTAAGGCCGCTGTCAACGAAGAGTTGGCAGGGGGTGGCAGAACAGCTAATTTGATTAATCGTAGTATTCGTGCAGATGAATCCCGTGATGCTTCGCAGGCGCAGGCTAATTATCAAACACAAATGAATGAAATTGACCTCAATAAAGAAGCGGCACTTATCTCTACACGTAATGCTATCAATAGTATTCCGTCGGTTGAGACACCATCATATCTTACACAAGGTATGGAAATGTTTTCTGATTTCATGCAGACCTATAATACCTTACAGGATATTAAGAGCATGAGAAAGAAAGCAGGTGTCGAAGGCGGACATGGAAAGACACTTGATAGAAATACAGGTGACATCACACCTGTAAATCTCGACCCCTATATACACAGTGAAGACATTCACAATACAGGGATTGGGACACGAATTGTAGACCTTGACGAAGCGTCTGCAAAGTATGACAGTATGAATTTATTCAATCCTCATGGCCTTTTTGCAAGCAATGCTATCAATGGTTACTTTAGCGGTGACATGAGTAGTGACTTGTCTTATGATTGGTCTAATGGGGGTATTTCAAGGAGAGGTGCTACATGGCGAAACGGATTGCTAGTGCTGTAGGCACAGAAATGCAATTTATGCCGCAACCTGATGCAACATATCAAGAACGTTTGACAGAGGTACAGGGTGTTAGAGGTACTAACCCCTCGTCCTCGTCCGCTTCCATGTTTGCAAGTGCGGCTGATAATCTCAATAGTAGTTGGTTGTCTTCCATCACAGACCGTGAAAAACGCATGAATGAAGAGGGCCTTACAGAAGCCAACAGACTCATTGCGTCAACCACAGAGGAAGACAGACAGAAACTTAATACACTTGACATGGCCTTAACATATGGCTATGGGAATAATTTAGATAATCCTTATTTTATTGCATATAGTGACAAGTTGCGTGGACAGGCTTTAGGTGACTCCGCGAAACTTGCATACACAGAAGAATTTGGGGATAGTCCTGCACGTACTCCCGATGAGGAAGTGAAGCGATATGATGACTTTGTGCAGAAGTATCGCCAGCGTTTTATAGACAAAGGACTCATTGACAATAATGTGTCTTTTGAGCAGGGCTTCAATGACAAGAATATTGAAAATCAGCAAACCTTAATGAGCAATCATGTTCAGAGGGATATTGAAGATAGAATCTCTGAAACCTTCAATAACATTAAGTCTGAGTTAGGACAGTTTGTCTATGATATGCCAACGATGGATAGAGCTACACAAGTACAGAAGTTACAGGATATTTTCAATCAGAGTCGCTTGATGGGATTGAATCCTTCTCAGCGACAGACGCTTGTAGACAACACTGTAAAGCAGATTATCACAACAGGAACAGTCAAAGACTTTAAGAACTTTAAAGCTACCATTCTCGATGGTGTTGATGTCCAGACACGTTTGGACGGCACAACACAGACTATGGGTGATTTGGTAGACACCATGGAATTAGACACCCTGAATCTTGCCTATCGTAAAGCCCACATGGAAAAATCAAAGATGGACTTCACCAAAAAATATGGTAAAGACAAAGACATGAATCGTGTCTATACCGATGTCATTAAAATGGGACAGTCTGGTAACCGTTCAGATCGTGATAATGCTGAAATTCTTACAGGGATGTTGCCTGAAATTGAGAGTCTTCAAAATCAGCATAAGGCCGCTCAGGCTCGTATGGCTAAGGTTGGGGCTAAAGGTGTTACTACAGCCGCTAAATCACAGGCTAGTTCTGCTTCGGCTATGGAAAACATTCGAGCGTTCATGGAAGATGACAATCCTGTAAAAGATGGTTATGGTAGTTCCATTGGGAAACCTTTAGTTGGTGGCAAGGCAGTTGATTCAGGTACGATTCTCAGTGCTTTTCAGGGGTACGAAAATCAGATTATCAATAGTGATGCGGATGAAGACACAAAGGCACAGAAACTTATGAAGCTCTACACTTATTCAGGTGTAAGTAACGTAAAAGAGCAACTTGTGAATAGCGTTTTACAGACCATCAATAGTGCTACAGCAGACAGTGTAGAATCGAATGGCGTCCCTAACTCCATCATCTATCTTGTAAAGGCACGTAACATCAATCACGGTCAGTTTGCAGGTGCTTTTGGTAGTAAGGTTGACGCCGCTATTGGAGCGATTGTGAACTTCTCCCATACGTCAGGTGAAGAAGATGCAGACAATGCACTCGTTCGAGGGTACGCCAACTATTGTCGTATTAAAGACACCAGTGAACAGGATAAACAGAACTACATGGCGCAGATTAAAGGTATCGCCGCAGGTGGTTGGTCTATTGGTGGTATGGAAAGCTGGAATAGTGAAGGGAGTACGGCTCCTGATATTTCTTGGGACAATCCACAGATTGCAGAAACAGTGAAGGATAGAGCTTTGATGTATAACTTAGCTTATCATGACCCCCAAGCCGCTTTAGATTCCGCTTGCAATGACATTAGGGATGCTTACGCTTACTATCATGGGGCAGTCTTTCCTAAGAACTGTTTCAATAGTGGTTTGTCTCCCTCTACAGAAAATGCATTTGCAAAACAATCTCTTGATGCTCTTTGCTATCAATATGCAAATAATTGGGGAGTGTCCCCTGAGGATATTAATGTATCCTACGATGAAGCATCTAATACGTGGTCTTTCTCAGAGAGCGCAAACGGAAACTATACACAGCTTTCTGGCTCTGATATGGCTAATGAAATTCAGTATGTAGCTACTTATGTTCCGCCTGCACCGACGACTAGTACAAGCGATGGTGGTTCTGATACAACAGAATATGTTTCTACTGCTGTAGGTTCTAATGGTGTAACAGAAGAACAGGCACAAGATGTAGCTGAACATTCAGATTCTGTTGCAGATGTAATCAAAGAACAGGCACGGAGCGCATGGCATTGGATTACAGGAAAATAGAAAGGAGATAAGACACAATGGCAGTTTCAAATAACATGGCCCTTGTCTATAATTGGTTTGTCCAGCATGGATATTCACCAACATTGGCCGCAGGGTTCGCCGCTAACTTTGCAGTTGAAACGGGCGGCGGTGAGGACATCAATCCTGATATTACGTCCCCTAATGGTGCATATGGTGTTGCGCAATGGCTTGATGAAAGTAGACAGACGAATTTCAGAAACTTCATGGATGAACATGGATATGATTCAAATGACATTTATGCACAGTTAGAGTTCGTTGATTGGGAACTTCATAATACAGAATCACAAGCCTTGGAAGAAATTTCCAACTCGGACTTGTCGAGTGCTGAAAGTGCATCCGCCGCTATTGCGGATTACTATGAACGTTGTCAAGGACAGGCACTAGACCAAAGACAACAGGTAGCAGGTGAAGTCTATTCAAACCTTTATGGGGGCGAAAGCTATGATGCGTCTGCTACAGGTTCTAGTGAGTCCAGTAGTGGTGGTTCAGACACAGAAGACTACACTTCCTATCTTCCTGAGGACATGAAGGGTATCGACGGTAGTATGTATCAGCGTTTAGGGATGCTGTTCAAGAAGGCACAGGAATTGGGTGTCTCTCCTATTCTGACAGCAGGGGCTAATGATGATTCACATACAGAAAATAGTTGGCATTATAAGGGCCTTGGTGCTGATATTGCATGGGAGGGCTTGCAGTGGGGGGATGACACCTTATCTGCTCTTGCGGACTATGCACGTTCATTAGGCTTTCAGGAAGTTATTAGTGACCCTCATGGCACAGGCCCACACCTTCATGTAGCTAATCCTGATTTATCAAAGGAAGTCAATGCTATCTTAGGGCCTAAGCAGGACACAACCACTTTTGGTGAGGGTGTCTTTACTCCTAAAATGCAGAACATGGTGAGTCCTGAAATACAGGCTCTTGCAGATGCAAAACTACAGATGCAGAAAGCCTATGAAGACTCCCTGAAAGAAAAGCCTTCTATCCTTGAGGGCATTTGGCATGACTTCAAGCGTAGTGGGAACTTTGCTTATGAGTTCGTTGATGCCCTTTATACTGACCTATTCCACAGCGACCTTGATGCATTTGGCCGTGATAAGATTACTGATGCAGACCGTAACTACATCAGGGCCGCTATGGGGAGTGGTAATGAAGCAGAAGCACAGTGGATTATTGATAATGCGAAAGACCCCACCCAGTTGTATTACCTATTACAAAAGAAGTCCGATGAGATGGCCGAAGACACAAAGTACGCCGCTTACTATAATTCGGTAGGCGCACATACTCTTGGCACTATCTTAGGGGCTGTCTTAGACCCCCTGAACGCACTTCCTGAATTAAAGGTCTTACAGGCAGGGAAGATTATGAAGACACTTGGGGGCGTGGTGAAAGATACACGTATCATTGATAGTGCCGCTAAAGCATCTGCTGAAAAGATTCTCAGTGCAGGGGGTGCTGAAAGAATTGGGGACACAGCATTAAATATGGCCGCTTTGGGAGCTATTCAGCAACACGCCGCTAATCTTGGTAATGGTACAGATGACAGTATCGCAGGGGCCGCTATGATTGCAGGGCTTTCAGGGGGTGTATTACGTACCCTTGGCATGGCAGGAAAGAACTTGTTCCATAAAGACCCTGCTATAGCTAATCTGGCCCGAACAGCTGATAGGATTGAAGAAAGTGCCGCTCGTGATGCCGTAGGACTCAAGACACCCTACACCATTATGGATACAAAGGAAGCCGCTTCAAAACTACATGATGCGGAATACTTCACGAAGCAGGAAGGGAATATTGCAAGTTCTGTAGCAGAGCGTGATGATGTATTTGCACTGTCGCTGGCAGATGCAAAGAAACTTGGAGCTTCCATGGGTATCAAAGTGTCTGATAATACGAAAGGATTCTTTGTTCCTCATGGTAATTATACCGTAGTAGTCAAAGATAACATCAATGGAGCAAAAGACTTAGATGGTGTCTTAGCACATGAAATTGGTGTCCATCAGTCTTTGCAAGACACCATAGGTACTGACCGTTATCAGTCCTTGATGGATTTTGTGTCTACACAAGCAAAAGACACAACATCAAAGTTTGCACAGGCCGCAAGACTCGCCAACAGCACAGACCCCGAAGAGATTCTTGGTTATGCCATTCAGCATGATATGTTGAGTCGTAAGTCTAGTCATTCCTTGGTGTCTAGCTTTAGAGATGGTTTAAAGGAAATGGGTTTTGGTGATAAATCAAGATTCACCAACAACGAGATTCTCGACATGGTCAATACAGCGGTTCGCTATCAGAGCTTGAAAAAGCAGGGTATCCTTGTCAATCCTGATGGGAGTATTATCCAAAATGGTGTCCATTTCTCAAAAGACAACATGCTTGCACCTGAAAGTCTTCTTGACTATGAAAAGAGTGCAGATGAACTGGCACAGGAACGCAAAGGCAAAACAGCCTTTGAAAAGACCGTCAATACCTTATCAGGATTGATGGATAACACAGCGATAACTCGTACTCCGTATGGGGCCGCTTATCATTCTCCGTCCGTGACGCTTGCTAAGAAAGCTTCTGAATTATGGGAAGATGCACAGCGGCGTGGTACATCTCGTAATGGTTCCAATATGCCCTCTGCCGAACGTATGAAGGACTATATCATGGGACAACTTGATAAGTACAAAGGTGATATTCTTGATGCTCGTAAAGAATGGATACGCGACCATTATGGCACAATGGGTGTCATTAATCCTTTTCGTAAAGGGGATGCGCATAGACAGGAATTTGATAAGCTTGTAATTGATAAATTCAACAGCCTGTCTAAACAGCAGACACACATTAACATTGATGATAACTTGGTTGACCAGAATGTCATGAAGGCCGTCAAGTCCTTGCAGGGTCTTTATGATACGCGCATTGACCTTGGTAAAAATTCATCCTCTCTCTTTGGGGGTTCTACTGAACGTAACTTGATTGAGGATGGCTGGTACTCCGTTGATGATGAATTTCATCGCTTGGTTGACCCTGATGCTTACAGAGAGTTTGTGTCTAACTTCACCACCACAGGTGATAAGGGAGCAAGAGCTTTTATGGAGCAATATGCATTAGCCGCTTCCAATACACCGACTTCTCGTAAGCTCATAGGGGATATGATTAAACGAGAAAAGGAATTGAAGTTACAGCGTGAAATACATGACGCTGAAACTTATCTAAACAAAGAAGGACGTAAGAGTTCTGAAAAGGTAAAACAGGTTAAAGAAGACCTAGAACAGAAACGTTCGCATGTGGTGAAAGACACCACAGATGAAGAAATTGATGAGTTCCGCAAGACAAAATGCAAAGAGTGGGCAGACAACATCATGCAACCACTTGAGGATAAATTGGATGGTTTAGACACCAATGGTGCTTCCTCTAAACTTGGGGACTTGAATTTCTTCCGTGGTCGTCTCCCGATGGACACAGGTATCGTCATGGATATTAAAGATGCAGAGGGAAATGTAGTAAAGCCCTTCTCCTTTGATAATGACCTTAGATACTATGACCTTGAACACACACTGAACAGAACGAATAGACGTTTTGCAGGAGAAGTGGCAGTCCGCAACATCCTTGGTTCTGCTAATGAATATGGAGCTTTCGTAAAGAAGGTACTCCATGAATCGCGTCTTGCTTCCATGGGGAATGATGGGCGTATAAACAGTTCCACAGCTGAAAAAAATAAACGGTGGTTCTTAGACAACATTGCACGACTCCGCGGGATGCGTGACCACTACGAACGAAACATCTATGATGAAGGTTCAGCAGTCACAAAGATTCTTAACAACTTTGCATACTTCAAGCGTGGTGGCTCGATGGGATGGAACCAGTTAGGTGACTTAGGGGGTGCTATCGCTTATGGTGGTCTGAAACAGGTATTTGGTGTCTTCAATCCTTTGCGAAAATTCGTACAGGATGTTCGTCTTGGGAAAGCTAATTCTAAGATGGTTGAAGACCTCTCATGGCATGTCTTTGGGGAACCTATAGAACGTTACATTTTCCGTGGTAACTGGGGAGACACACAGACCCGTAATGCCTTATCTAAACGTGGATTTGGTGTGGATAACCTATTGATTAGTGCGGCTGATATGACACACAATCTAGGAAAGTTCACTTCACAGATTAACATGCTTGGACATATGACAGACACAATGGTTCGCTCTGCTCGTAGTGCGGCCATTACAGACTCGATTCGTTGGGCGCATGGTGAAACCTTCAATGCTTTACGTAATCCATTCAGCAAGGCGAATATCAAGGCCCTTGGCAGACCTGTAGACCTTGCACAGATGAAAAAAGACTTGCGTACCTATGTGAAGTGGGATGGTAAAAAAGGGACTGTTGCAGATGGTTTTGATGTAGATGCATGGAGAAAGGAAAAACCTGATACCTTCTGGGCTTGGTATGATCTGATGCAGAATCAGGTGGAAAAGAGTGTCTTATTGAGTGCGTCCGAAGGCAACCGAAATATGCTGAAAGACACCAACTCTTTAATGCGCCTTATCATGATGTTTAAAGACTTCAATATGCGCTCAAACAATGCGCAGTTTATGCGGATGCTTCAACAGCATGAAGCACAGGATGCCATGGCTTTTGCATTATCCCTTATGACCAATACAGCCGCTTTTGCCGCGCGTAACGGAGCTAAGATGGCCGCTCTGTATGCGCTGGGACAGACAGATGCCGCTAACTACATCAAGGAAAACTATTTGAATGATAAGGCTCTTGCGAAGGCCGCATTTTTCCGAACAGGTTTCTTGTCTCCCATGGGTGTCGCTAATGACTTCTGGGAAGCTGGCACAGGTGCGCCCACAATCAGAACGACAGTATCTCAATACCGAAATAATCCCCCTAAAGACTTTGGGGACTTTGTAGGGAATAGTGTACAGCAGTTACCTGCCGTTGACACTTTATCTGATTTGACATGGAAGCCAATTCGCAGTGCTTATCGTCTGGCTACCAGCAAGGGGACACAAAAGGATTTACGGACGCTGTTAAATCTGGCTCCTGTTCCTGATTTTATCCCCTACACGCAGGCTATAGACACATTATCTAAATTAAACAGTTTGAAAGCTAAATAAAAAGGAGAGTGATAGATAGTGGCAAACACAACAGGCTTTAAAGCTCGTGTGGAATATGAAGTTACCGATGGGACACAAACGACTTATACGTTCCCTTTTTCATATCTCCGCAAGCAGTTTGTCATGGTGTCTATCCTTCACTCCGATGCTACGGAGACAGCATTGGAGTATGGGGTAGACTACACAGTCAATGATTTATCCGTGTCTTTGACCACACCTGCACAGGTTGGAGAACATATCATTATTTATCGACAGACAAGTACAGATAAGATTGTTACGTGGAATGATGGTTCTATTCTACTTGCACGTGATATGAACACAGAAGATGCTCAGATGCTTCATTTGCAGGAAGAACAACAGGACTATATTACAGCTAATGCTATCTCTACAAAAGTAACGAGTGATAAAGAAGTCCTTTGGGATGCATTGAATCATCGTGTCGTTAATGTAAGCGACCCTAAAGACCCTCAAGATGTCGTAACGAAGCACTACATGGAAAATGTGCAAGGTGGATTTGTAGCGGACAATACAAAAATACTTAACGATACAAAAGCTACCTTGAGTGCTACACAGCAGACACAGAGTAAAGCTCAGACAAATGAGACACTCTCTAAGGCTTGGGCTACATCTACAGAATCGCCAGACAATGCAGAGGATACGCAGAGTAGCACAGGGAAGACACAGAGTTCTCGAAGCTGGGCTTTGTATGGTATTGGTAAAGCACAGGAAGCCGCTACATCAGAAGCACATGCTAAGGCTTCTGAAACGAACGCTAAATCTTCTGAAACCAATGCTAAGACTTCTGAAACGAACGCTAAGACTTCTGAAACGAACGCAAAGGCTTCTGAAACAAAAGCTCTTACATCTGAACAGAACGCAAAGGCTTCTGAAACAAAAGCTCTTACATCTGAACAGAACGCAAAGACTTCTGAAACGAACGCTAAGACTTCTGAAACGAACGCTAAGACTTCTGAAACGAACGCAAAGGCTTCTGAAACAAAAGCTCTTACGTCTGAAACGAATGCTAAGACTTCTGAAACGCACGCTAAGGATTCTGAAACAAAAGCTCTTACATCTGAACAGAACGCAAAGACTTCTGAAACCAATGCAAAGACTTCTGAAACGAACGCTAGCTCTTCTGAAACAAAAGCTCTTGAGTCGGAACAGAACGCTAAGGTTTCTGAAACCAATGCAAAGACTTCTGAAACGAACGCTAAGACTTCTGAAACGAACGCTAAGACTTCTGAAACGAACGCTAAGGCTTCTGAAACTAATGCGAAGACCTCGGAGACAAACGCCGCCAACAGTGCTAAACAGGCCGCAGAATCAGCTGGTGTCTTTCAGGATTTTAAAGGGGCTACGGCGAACACTGATGGTAATGGGGGTAAAGTTCCAAAACCATTAGCAGGCCAACAGAATAAAGTATTAAAAGCAGACGGCACATGGGGTGATGGTGTTACGCCTAAGACACTTTTGGAAGGTATCCAATACTATCCATTCAACTATGTCCCTCCTGATTTGTCTAATTCCGGATGGATTAAATTAGGGCTTTGTAGTATTTTTTATGGTGGAAAGGATATAATAAATAACCAGCCTACATGGTATGGACAACTTATTAACATACCAATAAAGGGATATGATGAAATCGCACAATTATGGGTGAGTCAAAGCGAGGGCCGTATCTTTTCGCGTGGTGGTAATCTGAGTAAGAGTATAGATAATACACCATTTGAAGCGTATGCTACAGTAGATGATGTTAAGCAAAATACAGCATCTATGATGTCTTCTATTATTAATGCAGATGGACATTTAGTATTTCCTAATGGTGCTGAATTGTGGGTGGATTAATATGGCAGAATTAAATAAAACAATACATATTAGAAAAGGCTCTACAGAACAAACCGTTAAACTCTATACCACTCAGGCAGAAGCAGGAGATGCTTATTCGTACATTAAAGTTGATGGTGTGGAAGCCTACATTCCTTTAGGAGCTGAAAATGATGGTAGAGCCACCATGGGGAGAGTAAAGGAACACACAGGTAATCAATTTGCAATCCTAGCAAGTGGAAAGCCCCCTTATCACAAAGATTCCTATACAAGCCCAGGTACATATACATGGACATGCCCTGTTGGTGTTACAAAGGCTAAAGTTACTTGTGCAGGGGGTGGCGGTGGGGGTTTAGCAGTGCGTACCAAATACCCTGCGGCCGATTGGAGAACAGCGCATGCCTCAGGTGGTACTGGGGAACTGACTACGAGCATTATAGACGTTACTCCCAATACTTCATATACAATAGTAGTAGGAAAAGGAGGAGACCCATGGGTTTTTAATACCGCTAGCAAACCTCCATATCCTTCGTATGCAGGAAATGGAGGAGTATCTATGTTTAATACTTCTGTATCTGCAAGAGGGGGTGGCGGTGCTTCTTTAACTTATAATGGCTCGAACGTAGCTACCAATGGCGTGTCATACAGTGGGGGTGCTTCTGGGGGTACAGCATGGGACGTTGGAGCGAACGCAGGAAACACAGGTTGGGTTTATGTAGAATATGGTGGTGATATTTAAAAATGAATAGATTTGCACAGCTTTTATATGGAGAAGTTTTGTACATATTTGAAACAGAAATGCCTATGGAACAGTTGTCAACCATTTTCAGCCCTAAGACATACTGGGTAGATGTGACAGACAAAGAATGCGAAGTTGGAGATGTAGTTACTTTTGATAATGAAAAGGGCTTTGTGTTCACAAAAAAAGAAGACACAAAGGAACAGGCACCTTCTTTAGATGAACGCATTGCAGTTCTTGAGGATGCTCTCAACACCTTAATGGAAGGAGCGACTACGAATGGCTAAATACTTAGCATATCAGATTATCTTACATAAACTTATGTATAACAACGTTATCGCAAGGTTCCCTAAGTACAAAGAAGATATTGACAAGGTACTTGATGATATGGGGTGGATGATTGACACCGAAGGGAACTGCGTAGGGAAGAAAGAGGACTAAAGGAAGATGAAAAAATGAAACGAGGTACACTACACAAAATGATTAACACAGTATGGAATTTATGGACAGCCACAGAGGTAAAGATTGGCTGTCTTTTTTCTATTGCTTGGTTGTGCTTCAATCAGCTTGTTGGTGGCGTGGATGAGCAAATTAATGCCTTGGTTGCACTTGTGGCTTGTGATATCTTCACAGGCCTTTGGGCTTCCTTTAAACTCCATGCTTTCGCAAGTTCGATTGCCACACATGGCCTATACAAGAAGGCCACTATGTTCCTTATCATTGGTATGGGTGTCTTGCTTGATTTAGCGATGAATACCCATATGGTAAGGACACTTTTTATTGGAGCTTTCGCAATCGTGGAAGCTTTAAGTATTGTGGAAAATATTGACCGTATGGGTTATGGTCAGTATATTCCTAATTTTATTCGAGGGGCTTTAGCACAGATTGCACATGAAAAGAAGGTGGACAAGTTAGATGATTAATCTTTCTGTTATATTTAACATTTGCTTTCTTTGTTTTGTTGTCGCTACTATCCTTCATGCACGATTAGATGACAAACACGCCTGTACAATTATTCTTTGTTTTATTTGGTTAGAATGTATTATCCTTAGTTTATTTTATACTGTTATTAAACAAGGTGGTGTTATTTAGATGATTAGTAAAGTAATTGATGTTTCCTATTATCAGAAAGATATTGATTATGACGCAGTGGAAGTCGCTGGCGTACAAGGTGTCATTGTTAAAATATCGGAAGGTTGTACAGAAGAAAATACATGGATTAGACACGTAAATGAATGTAAGACACGTGGTATCCCTTGGGGTGTATATTGCTTCTCACATGCTCAGACACCCGAAAGAGCAAAGGGAGAAGCGCAGACGGTTTTGGACTTGCTCGGTGCTGATGTGCCACCTATGGGCATTTGGTTTGACTGTGAAGCTGATGAATGTTTTGCCGAGGGTGTAGACACCACAGCCCTTTGTTCAGCCTTTATTGTTGCTTGCAATGGGGCAGGACACAGAGCAGGGATTTATACCTCTACTTTGAAATGCACTGCCGATATGACAAACTCCATTCGGCCTGACTTGCTTGCTGACTATGTACCGTATTGGATTGCGGACTACCGTGGATACAATGGCTTTGCACAGGATTATCCAGATAAACATGTAGCGGGCTGGCAGTACAGTGATAGCGAGTGTATTGGAGACACCAATGTAGATATGAATGAATGGTATGAGGAGCTGAATTAGATATGTATGAAAATATTAGAAAACATTTATGTAATAAAATTATGAACGCAGATGATAATGAATTAGGACAGTTAGCACAGGCTTTATTATATGCAGAAGACGAAGGGTATTTGAATAGTCCTTTGTCTATGGAAGATCATGAGCATTTGGATGAATGGGAAGAAGACTTAAAGGGGGTGTATGGTGATTAATGACCAACAGAATAAAAAAGCTCTGCTTGTGTCTTTCACTGTTGGTGTGCTTCTGTGTCTTTCCCTCTGTGTCTACTTCTACAGTTCACGCACAGAATCCGCAGAAAGTGGAAATGTCAATAGAACAATTCAACAGCTTACGACAGATGACGACAGAGCTACAGAAGCAGTCGACAGCGCAACAGCAGGACTCTCAGAAGCTCAAGGAACAGCTGACAGAATCGCAGAAAGAGCTGACGAAAGCGCAAGTGTACTTGACAGATTACAAGCAGAACTTGACGGAATTGCAAAAGCAAACGGACTCTCTGAATAAGTCGGTAAAGCGGATGGAGCGACAGCGTGATTTAGCATGGGTTGTTGCAGGTGGCTTATTAGTTTGGGGGTGTACACGATGAGTAATAAGATTTTAATGAGGAAGGTCACTAATACTTCCTATACACGTGCAATCCGTGATAAATGCATGGACTGTTGTGCAGGTAATGATGCGGAAGTACGTAAATGTGAATTAGTGAAGTGTCCTTTGTTCCCATACAGATTTGGTTGTAGCCCTGATTCTGCTATCAGGAGATACGGAGATGATGTTAAAATTGTGTCTATCCCTTAATATCTTGGGGGTAGAAGTTATGTAACTCCCTTTAGGTGTATTTACCTATGGGGAGTTTTATTTTTCGTGAGGAGAAGCATAATGGCTATTAATAAGGTTTTATATAGCAGTGAAAATGAAGTGTGGGAGACGCCACAGGATTTATTTAATAGCTTGAATGATGAATTTCATTTTGATATAGATGTATGTGCCACCCCTGAAAATGCGAAATGCTCTAAGTTCTTTTCTCCCCTTGATGATGGTTTATCACATGATTGGCAGGGTGTCTGTTGGATGAACCCTCCATACGGAAAAAAAATAGGGGCATGGATGAAGAAGGCTATGGAAGCAAAGACAACAGTTGTCTGTCTTGTACCTTCACGCACAGACACAAAATGGTGGCATGACTACGCAATGAAAGCGAATGAAATTCGTTTTATCAAAGGACGTTTGAAGTTTGGAAACAGTAAGAATAGTGCGCCTTTCCCTAGTGCAATTATTGTATTTGGGAAGACACACAAAGATTTAAAAGTATGCAGTATGGAGAGAGGATGATGATATATGGCTAATTTTAACATTCCACAGGAATTGATTGACCGTTTAGCAACAGAAGAAGTACAGGCCCTCTTAGAAGGGCTTGGGGATGATGAACAGCGTAAAAATCCTGCCTTTCTCGCAAAGGTACGACAGTTCTTGAAAGACAACGATTTCAACACCACAGTTGAGATTGAAGGTGTCAAAGAAGTAAAACAGGAAGCATCTAAGATTCCTGACTTCATGGAACTTGTGAAAGAAGGTTGATAGATTGAAGTGGAATGAAGCGGATGTCCAGAAGGCACGTGAACACTTCTGGGCATTTGTCTATATTGTCTGGCGGTCTATTGACCTTCCACAGCCTACCCCTATTCAGATTGACATTGCAAACTATCTACAGAATCCCCCTAAAGACCGTATTATTCTTGAGGGGTTCCGTGGTGTTGCAAAGTCCTTCTTGACATGTGCTTATGTGGTGTGGAGATTGTGGAAGGAAAGACAACTAAAGATTTTGATTGTGTCTGCATCAGGGGACAGAGCGGATGCGAACGCTCGCTTTATCAAGCGTATCATACAGACACTCCCTTTCCTGTCTGATATGATAGCGGACAAGGGGCAGTTAGACACACAGAACATTTTTGATGTAGGGGGTGTCGTTCCTGATATTTCTCCGTCTGTAAAGTCTATAGGTATCACAGGGCAGATTACAGGGACACGTGCGGACATTCTGATTGCCGATGACGTGGAAGTCCCTAAGAACTCAGCAACACAACAACAGCGTGATAAGCTTTCAGAAGCCGTAAAGGAATTTGACGCAATCCTAAAGCCAAATGGTCAAATCATATATCTAGGGACACCACAGACAGAATCTAGTTTGTACAACACCTTACAAGACCGTGGATATATTGCCCGTATCTGGCCTGTCTTGTATCCTCAATTATCTAGGGTAGAAGATAATTATGGTGACTCCCTTGCTCCCTCTATTTGGAACAAACTGAAAGCTGACCCTAGTCTTGAAGGGAAGCCTACAGACCCCTTGCGTTTCAATGAGGAAGAAATTGCGAAGCGTTCCTTGTCCTATGGGAAAGCAGGGTTTGCTCTCCAGTACATGCTCAATACTCGGTTGTCTGATGCGGAAAAGTATCCGTTAAAGGTATCTGACTTGATTATCACAAACCTTGATATGAAGGAAAGTAGCCTTAAATGGGCGTGGGCAAAAGGTAGGGAACAGCTATTGTCTGATATTCCCTGTACAGCCATGGCAGGGGACTATTACTACAGTGAGCTGTCCAGAAGCCCCGAAACAATGCCTTATCAGACAACATTGATGGCTATAGACCCATCGGGTCGTGGGACGGACGAAACAGTCTATGCAATCTTAAAGTACCTTAATGGCTATTTGTTCCTTATGGATGTAGGGGGCTTTAAAGAAGGTTACTCAGACTTAACACTCACTCAGATGGCAAATCGTGCTAAATTCTGGGACGTTGATGTTGTAGTACCAGAAGATAACTTTGGGGATGGTATGTTCACAAAACTTATGACACCTATCTTCAATAAAATACATCCTTGTGGCATTGAGCCTGTCACCAATAGAGGGCAAAAGGAATTACGTATGATAGACACCCTAGAGCCTGTTATGATGCGGCATAAGCTCATTGTGAATCGTCCAGTAGTCGAACAGGACTTTAAGGTCTTCCAACAAGACTATCATTATTCGTTGATTTATCAAATGACACGTTTGTGTAGGGATAAGAACGCCTTGAGTCATGATGATAGGTTGGATGCCTTGACTATTGGTGTGTCTTATTTTATGGAACGCATGGATGTGGATGAAGACAGTCAACTTACAGAGCTGACAGCTGAACAGCTTGAGGATTGGCTGAATGAATCTGTATTGCCTAATTATACAAATAGTTCGCATAATAATAGATGTATAAAAGCTATCAGAGAGCTACGTAGTAATTAGACAAAAATTAATTGTGCCACATATTAACAAAAAAAGAATTGTGCCGCGTACTGAAGAAAAGAGACGAAAAGTATATATAGTATCTAATAGAATCTATGAGGTTCTAGCCGATGATGGCTAGTACCTCATATTTATTATTATGACAGATATGGGACTAGAGATTCTTTAATAATTCTTTAATGATGATTGTTGATGATGATTATAAATCAAAGAAAGAGATTCTTAAAGATTCTTTACTATTCTTTACTATCTCAAGTCTACTAAGATTTCCTTTAGTCTACGAAAGAATCCTTAGAACCCATTTAAATAATGATGTTGATGATTTCACCTCAACTCCTTATCATAAATAGGACACAGTGAGTTTCTATTCCTTGGTGTCTACAACTCATCACAAACGTCCTAGACGCTCTTAGACACACCACTTGACGCATCATCTATATTATATTTGTGTCTTAGCTCAAGAACGGCTTTGTCTTGCTCTTGTCATTGTGTGTCTTCTCCTTTCAGGTACGCTTAGATACGCTTCGGACTTTGAAAAATCTAAAAAATCTGTAAGGCCTTACGTGTCGGGCTTCCGCTTCCGTTTTCCCCCGTATGGCCCTCGTTTTGGCCGCTCCGTACTTTTACAGTACCTATAATACATTTTAATTCATTTCCGTTCTGATTGTACACCATGTCAACCTAGCAACTAGCCAGCCCTTATTGTATCGGCCAATACAATCTATCATATTCTACATCACTTCCTCTCAAGCTCTGCCATTATTATACGTGCTTATCAAGTGTTTGTCAAGTGTATTTCATATATTTTTTATATGGTACACACGGAACCGTGTAGGATTTGTATGTTTATTTTTAGATAGTTGACTGAATCAACTAGTTGACTATCTGTTTTGTTTTATATATGAATAGTTGTTCATATGTTTATTTTTTAGATAGTTGACTGGATCAACTGTTATCTGTTTTATTTTATATATGAATGGTTGTTCATATGTTTTTTGAAATTTTGTTCAGTCGTGGTTTTACATGTGTTCTGCCATCTGTTGGTATTCGCCAGTATCTCTTAGACTCTCTTAGACTCTCTTAGACTCTCTTAGACTCTCTTAGCATCCTTGAGAAGCACCATTGTATTGGCCGCTACAATAACTGTATAGTATCTATTAGATGCGACGCGCAGACACAATGACATACGGAAATATATTATAATTATTATATATCTTTATTGCGTGTCTATAATAAATGACTTAGCTATGCTGTTTTGCGTGTCTTTTAAAATATTTTTGAAAAATGCTTGACAAACGTTGATGAACATGGTAACATGTAATCAACGAAAAGGAAAGCACCAAAAAGAAATTAAAAAGGTGCTTGACAAACGTTGATGAACATGATAACATGTAGTCAACGATTAAGAACATTTTATTCAATATCAAGGGGGTTATATTATGAAAAAGTATGAAATCAGCCGCGTAATTCAAGAAAGAATCATCGAAAACATCAATAATTATGATGAATATAGTGAAGCAACAAGGACAAACGGCTCTCGTACCGTCGAAGCCCCGAACCTTTTCAGGGCGGTTGTCGCCGCTCGGAAAATGGAAACTGCCGACTATGACGATGCCATTGCCAGCGGGGAAGCATATTATTATCCAGACTGGCTCGAAGTCTGGGAAGTCGGCGATGATGGCTATACAAATGTACGCCGCTATGTCTTACTGATGCGCGATATGTAGGGGGTAATCACCATGAAAAGAAGTGAATTGTACAAGAGACTGAATGGAAAGAGAGTGGCTTGTATGGAAAAGTCTCGTCTTTTCAAGGATGTAGGCATTTTTAAAAGTGGGCGAATGTGCTTCACGGTAACTCATTTTGAACCATTAGAACGGATGGAATATGCGTCAACGACTTGCTATCTCCATAAAGGTGACATTATCGAGGATAAAGGGGAATATATCCTCATCCATGGGAATGGTGACAGGTACATTCGTATCTATCATGACTAGTGTCGAAACACGGGGTCTAATCCTCGTGTCTAGGAACGGCTGGCTACCGTCCTACTGATGAGACAAGCCTTTTAGAAAGGAAGGTACTGTATTATGACAACAATGACAAGACTGCAAGAAAAGATTTTAGACACAATTTCTGAATTAGGTCTAATTCAAGCCTATGTTTATCGAGAAACAAACCTCGATAGAATAGATGCCGCTAGGGACGATTATTTTGACCAACTGAACATTTTACGCATTTTACTCTCGCTTCAAATCCCTAACAGGGAAGAGCGTAACGTAGTTGTCGATTATATCCGTGATGGGATATTAGACAGAGAATGGCGTAAATACATAGAAGAAGTCGAAACAAGGGACTAAAAATCCCTTGTCTAGGAACGGCTGGCTACCGTCCTACCGATGAGACAAGCCAAGGAATTGAAAGGAAGGTACTTTATTATGACAAATGAAAGAGAAATAGTAACACGCATAGAAAATACATGCGAATACATTAAAAGATATTTAAATATTACCTTACGTATTAAAAAACAGGCGCAGTGTTATGTCATTCAGTATATGGATGACACCTCTTGGATAGATATATCAAGAGGGACATTACAGACCGTAGAAGCGGAAATTTTCGGCATATCTAATTTATGTCTAGTAAGTGATAAAATTCATAAGAAAATGGTGCAAAACAATGACTAACGTAGAAATTGGATTCAAGTTCTTGATTAAGTGTCGAAACACGGGGTCTAATCCTCGTGTCTAGGAACGGGTGGCTACCGTCCTACCGATGAGACAAGCCATTTTCAAGAAGGGAGAAATTACCATGACAGACGAAAAATTGAAAGAAATGCTTATTAATCAGATGGATGAAATGGATGAAGAGGACGTTCTTTATATCTGGAATGACTACGCGTATGACTGCCGCCCCGATGACGTTATCTATGAAAACGATGAGGACGTACTCAATGAACTGTTTAGTCGTCCTAGTGACGCTATCCGTGCTATTTACTATGGGGATTACACCTTTAATGACCCTTATTTCTACTTTAACGGATATGCCAATATTCAAAGTGTGTACAGCCTTATTAGTGACACGAATAGTATTGTTTCCCTCAGTGAATTAGCAGACTGGCTAATTGAGGATGAACGATATGAAAATTACGACTTTGAAATTGATGATGATGATGATGACGATGAATAAAGCACGTTAGCTTGTGTCTTTATCAAAGGCCATAAGTGAAAGCCTATGGCCTTGAATAAGGGCATTAGTTACCCTTAGGTATTCAATGAAAGGAAGGTAAATTATTATGGAATCTAAAATTTTAGTAAAACCAACAGAAAAGCAGTACACTGTATTACAGCAAGCCTTTGATTATTTCAATAAAGCGTTATTTAAAGACAGCCTGCCGCAAGTTATGCTTACATTGAATCGTGAGCGTAACACGTTCGGCTATTTCATCCCATCCATCTGGACGAATCAGAAATGGCCAGATGAAAAAGAAGCGGGAAAATGGGGTGAAATTGCTCTCAATCCTGATTACATCCTCAAGGATGGGGAGCGCACGGACGAGGACGTATATAGCACTCTTGTCCATGAAATGTGTCACTTATGGCAGGAATATGATGGCTCTGCACCTCGTAGATGCTATCATAACAAGGACTTCGCAGAAAAGATGGAACGTGTTGGTCTTATCACATCTTCTGATGGGACGCCCCTCGGAAAGCGGACAGGGCAACACGTCACCCATTACATCGTAGAAGGTGGGCCATTTGACAAGGCATTTCAGGATATGCCAAATGAACTTCTAATTCCTTGTCATACGCTTTTCCGCATGCAAGGTGAAAAGAAGAAGAAAATAAAGAAATCAACTCCCAAAAACGTAACGTACTTTTGCCCTAAATGCGGTGCGACCGTAAAGGGCAAGGAAGACACAAACGTAATTTGCGGCGACTGCATGGAAAAAATGCTAGTCAAGACGGGTCGTGACAGATAGAAATTGTAGTGGCCAGTACAAAAAGCAGGGGGCTGTAAAAAGTCCCTTGCGACACTGGCAGAAACGGAGAAATAACCATGTTGAAAATATGGCACAAGATAGACGGCCTTGTCTACATCGCCTTCCTTATTGGCCTTTGTTGTCTAGCCAATTATATTGAACATTTATAGGGGGTAGAACCACGATGAAACAAGTAAGCATTGATGAAGCGAGAAAAGTGCATGAAAACGGATTAGCAATTATTTTATTGGGAGACACCTATAACGAAAAAGATGAAATTTCTGTAGAAATCGGGGGCGAGTTAGTTCTCCCAAATGATGATTTTACAGAGCATCTTATTGGATACGACTTCTTGTCATGCGGGGAGCATGAACGAGTACGCTGTTTTCTCCTGTGACTTTAACAAGACACGCAAGCACACTTAACTAGTTTGCATGTCTGATTAAGGCCATTAGAGTCTTACAAGGTAGCAAGGAAAGGATGAGTGCTTATGTATTACGCTGAATATTGTAGCTATGGAATTAATGTTTCCTATGCAAGTATGGGTGGAAACGCTTATGATTTTTATGCCTTCCCAACAAAAAAGGAACGTGACAAATGGGTAGATGAAAATGAATTTAATGGGATGAATTACGTCGCCGCACCCGTAACACGTCGAGTTGTTGAAAAGGTAATGGGTAAAAATTTCAAAGTAGTTGATAATTATTATTTGGATGGCTTGAATGTTGTCTTAAGAAAGGATGCATACTAGCAATACGAACAACTGTTCTAATCTAGGCGTGTCTTTACCAACACGGCAGGGACAAGCCAATTTTATACCTAAGTACCAAACATTAGTTTGCTTTTATGAAATTAATTGTGCCACGTATTGAAGAAATATTAATAGTTCCGCCTACTAGAAAGGAAGGTAATACCATGGAAAAAATCAAAGGTACTTTACAGGAACAATTAGCACTTGAACAAGAATCAAAAGACTTTGCAGAAAAGGTGCTACGTGCTACCTATGAACAAGCGGCTTTAAAAGGCACAGCAGGGGAAACAAAAGTGGGCAGTAAGCTGATGGAGCATGTCTTTTCAGACTGCTATACGAACGTTAAAAACGTTTTATTTCCCCAGAAAAAGCGTGGCGTAGTGCCTAAATATCAAGGTGTTGTGAACCAACTTAAAAGCTTATATGAAGGGGATGAAGACACACTTATTAAGACATGCATAACCTCTACTCTAAATACTTTGATTGGTTTTGTCATGCATACCTCTGAGGATACATATGTAGACTTTAACAATAACTTACATGAACTGGTGTCTTCTTTCACTGAAGAAGTCATTAGCTACGACTACTTAAAGCAGGCAACACGACAAGATGGAGCTTTTTTTGAAGATGGCCTGAAACATCGTATGCAAATGACATTTAAAGTGCGATATGCACAAAAAGCATATAAAATTATGAACTTTGCGCCCCAAACTATGGATAAAGAAGGTCTTTATAAGCTAATGACTGTTATCCTAGAAGCAGTCATAAAAGGGAGTGGCTACTTTGACTATAAAGCAGAAGGGAATCAAAAGCTACTTAAAGCGAATGATTGGCTTGTACAGACATGGGCGAAAAGTATTGATATTATGGCGTTGAATAGCTATAAATTTAGTCCTTGTGTCATCCCACCCAAACCATGGACAACAGTATGGGAAGGTGCTTATTACGGAGCTAATGCCCCCTTTGCACATTTCATCCGTGCTAATTTTAACCAAAAAAATGTATTTATGACTCAATATCTCCGAAAATGCGAACAGCTTGACTTGGCATGGCTTTTTAAATGTGTAAATGCCCTGCAAGCCACTCCATTCATAATCAATCAGCGTGTACTTGATACCATGGTGTCTATCATGGAGAACCATGGGGGCTTAGGGGGCCTTCCCAGAACGGACGAAACGCCCAAAATTCCACATTTGATTGACCCGACACCCGAGGAGTTAGAAGCGCACAAGAAACGGCTTGTTGTGTATTACAAGCACGAACGGGCCAGAGTATCCAAGGTTCTTAGAACAAATACCACGTTAGGTTGTGCTAAAAAGTATAGCAAGTATGAAAAAATCTACTTCCCATGGAACTTAGACTATCGTGGCCGTATCTACCCAATGTGTCCTGCCTTGAATCCGCAAGGCGACGACACACAAAAAGCTCTTTTGCTATTTGCAGAGCCAACACCCTTGACAAATGAAGAATCATTAAAATGGTTCTACATCGCAGGCGCAGGATTCGCAGGTCTTGACAAGATTCCCTTTGATGACCGTATCAAATGGGTACTTGACAATGAAGACAACATTTTACAGAGTGCCGCTTCCCCTTTAACGTACACATGGTGGGACGAAGTGGCAGGTGATGAAAGTCCCATGGAATTTCTGGCCTTCTGCTTTGAGTTTGAAAGACTCCGTGTCTATCAAGCTGAGCATGACGGGTCTGCTGTTGGATTCAAATCAGGTCTTCCTATTAGCTTTGATGGTACATGCTCAGGTCTACAGCACTTCTCTATGCTTCTTGCGGATGAAATAGGGGGTAAGAACGTCAATCTAATTCCCGACGAAACCGTACATGACATTTATCAAGTTGTGGCCGATAAAGTAAATGTTGTCTTACATAAAGACGCATTAGAAGGGACAGCAGATGACTTCAAAAAAGATAAGAAAACAGGCGATTTTGTACTTGACAACAAGGGCAAAAAGTGCATTGCATATGGCACAAAAGAGCTTGCGTCTGAATGGCTGATGTATGGCCGCGAAAAATTCGGTTCGGACGGTATCAAGCGCAAAGTGTGCAAGCGTTCTGTCATGACCCTTGCGTATGGGTCGAGAACTTATGGCTTCTCCGAAAATCTCAAATCAGACATTATCAAACCATGGTTGGATGAACATAAAGACAATCCTATCTTCTTGAGTCGCTCACAGGCCGCAAACTACATGGCAGGTCTCATTTGGGACGCTGTAACCACCACGGTTGTAAAGGCCGTAGAGGGCATGGAATGGCTGAAAAAGATTGCAGGGATGATTGGCAAGAATGGGGAAGCTGTAGCATGGACAAGCCCTAATGGCTTACCTATCCAACAGAATAAATTTGTACCTAACATGGAAACGTGCCGTATGCGCTTTAATGGCGGTTTCATTCGCATCTATGTACCCCAAGACAGCACCGATATAGACACAAGGGGTCAAGCACAAGCAATCGCCCCTAACTTTATTCATTCAATGGATGCGTGTCACATGCAAAGGGTAATCATGAATCAATCTGAAAAAGGAAATATCAACTTTTTCATGATTCATGATAGCTTTGGCACAGATATTGAACATGCAGGGGACTTATTCAGGGCTATTCGTACTGAATTAGTCAAGATGTACAAAGACCACAATTACTTAGAGGAGTGGTTAAAGGATGTTGAATATATGTTACCCGAAGGAAAAGAAATACCTAAAATTCCCTCGAAGGGGAACCTAAATCTTGATGATGTAGTCAATAGTAAGTATTGTTTTGCATAAATATAACATGATTTGTAATTGTGCCACGTAGTGAAGAGAAGAGAAAAGAACTATAAGATACTTAAAGTAACTATATATACTTAAAAATACTTTAAGATACTTATAGTTCTTTTATTATTTATTATTGATGATAATTAATAATTAATATAAATAATTTAAATATTTCTCTTTTATTATTTATTATTGATGATAATTAATAATTAATATAAATAATTTAAATATTTCTCTTTTTGTGTGTCTTTTTCTCTTTATCGAAGGATAAGACACAAACATTTAATTGTGCCACGTAGTGAAGAAAGAAAAACAATCTTCCATGGTGTCTTTTTTAATTGTGCCACGTAGTGAAGAAAGAAAGTCTTCAAGTGGTGTCTTTTTTAATTGTGCCACGTAGTGAAGAAAGAAAGTATTCAAGTATTCAGTTTTTGAAAGGAGCATAAAACATGACAGAAGCAACAGTACGTAAGCGACGAAAGGCAACATCTAAATCTAGTGTGTCTTTAAAATTCAAGCGTGTAACGCCAGATGCGAAAGCACCTTACAAGGCTACAGCGTCTGCCGCTTGCTATGATGTATTCGCAAATGACACAGTGACTTTATACCCTCAAAGGGGGCAAGATAAAGCATATAAGATTCCGACGGGTGTAGCTTTTGAGATTCCCGAAGGATACCATTTAGAAGTTTATGTCCGTTCTTCTACAGGTTTCAAAACAAAACTGAGACTAGCCAATGGCACAGGGATTGTTGATAGTGACTATGTTGATGAATTGTTTTTGCTTGTTGAAAATATCGGTAGTAGTGTTACAAGAATCAATAAAGGGGAACGTATTGCACAGATTATGCTTGTAGAGAACGTTCCGAATGAATTAGTAGAAGTGGATTCCCTTGCAAAAGAAGGGACACACAAAGGATTTGGAAGCACAGGAAAGGACTAGATGAACCATGAGAGAAATTAATATTGACGATACCGTGTGGGTTGATATGTCTAACTGTTCGTTCACACCACCACATGATAGTGGTTATGCAGTAGTTATTGACATACGTGTTATCTCTGGAAGCGACGCAGTAATGTATTGTGTACAGTTTCGTGGAAGTCATAAGGTAATCACCGTTGATGAACGGTGTATTACTCCTATCTGTGAAGAAGAAGACACACAGGAAAGGACTAGATTAACCATGAGAAAAATTAATATCTTTGATATTGTATGGGTAGACATGTCGGATTGGGCGGCTATGCCACCACACGAAAGTGGTTATGCAGTAGTTGTTGGTCTACACATATCGGTATTTCCTGAAACTTGCCCAGTAATATACGATGTACGGTTCCGTGGCAGTGATGAAGTAATCATGGTTAATGAAGAGCGTGTTTTTCCTATCTGTGAAGAAGAAGACACACAGGAAGACATCCTGCATGATAAACATTACCGTAATGCAGTTGTAGAGCCTATTCTTGTGATGCAAGCTTTCTTTAGTCATGAAGAACTTATTGGATTCCTGAAAGGTAACATCCTTAAATATCGGCTCCGTATGGGGCATAAAGGTACTGAGGAAGATATGAAAGCTGATTATGATAAACTTTGTGTCTATGAAATGTGGTTAGATACAATCAAGAACGGGGAACGTATCGTATTGTAATAACCATTACAAAAAGGAGAAATGAACATGAAGGAAACAATGAACAAACCTTATACTGTCTATGCAAACAAGCTCCTGCGATTTTTATATGGGGGAACTTATGACAATGATACCTTGTGTCTTTTAGGCGTAATTGCCGCTAAGTCCCGCAGGAAGCATGTAAAGCTTGATGATGGCATTAAGACAGCCATAGCAGATTTACTACTCGAAAATGCCGACGGCATGATTTTAGTTACTCGTGCAAGCTTATTATAAAAAGGAGAATGAAACATGAACATGAATGATGGTGTAATTACAGGGAAGGCTATGTGGTGTCATTTAGCAGACACAGAAACCTTTAATGGCACAGACACAAATAAATATAGCATTACACTTGTTCCGTCTGTTGAAGACATGAATAACTTGATGCAGGAAGCCCAGACGATTTGGGAAGAATTTAAAGAAACACTCAAGAACAAAAAGTTTGCCGCTGAGCCTAACATGGGTTCGTACCGTGAAGATGATAATGGTGACGCAAGCGTCAAATTTGTTACCAATGCTCACATTGTAACGAAAGCTGGCAAAGAAATTGACAAGGTTGTTCCTGTCTTTGATGGTGCTGAACGCCCTGTCACTCGAAAAATCAAGAGTTCTATTGGGAATGGTAGTGTTGTTGCTGTAGCCTATCAGCTCTTTCCGTATTACAATACATCGAAAAACTTTGGTGTGTCTTTCCGCTTGCAGGCGGTTCAGTTGTTGAAGTACGTTCCGTATGGTAATGGGCAGGATGCAAGCTCTTTTGGCTTTAAGAAGCATGAAGACGCCTTTGATTCTACGTCTGTCATTGAGGACGATGAAGAAGACACACGTTCGGATGTAGACGTACCGTTCACGGATGGTTCGGATGACGGTGAAGATTTCTAAAGTGTGGTGATAAGACCTGAGAAGAAGTTTTTGTAATGGGGGTGCGTATACATACAGACCACCTAAAAAGAGAAGCCATTTTGAAGACACAATTAGCGCACAGATTCAAGAGTTGAAGAAGCAGGAAAAGTATGAGATGTACTACATCAATTATGAAAAACCTGCTACACAGCATAAGTATACTCCAGACTTTGTGTTGCCAAATGGAATCATTATAGAAGCAAAAGGGATTTTTGAGAGGGAAGACAGACAGAAGCACTTGCTTATCAAGATGCAGTATCCTGATTTGGATATTCGGTTTGTCTTCCAGAATCCTAAGTTGAAGTTGTATAAAGGCAGTAAGACAACCTATGCGGATTGGGCGGAGAAAAATGGATTTAAATACTCCACTAGACAGATTCCCGACGCATGGTTTAGAGAAAAGAAGAAGTCTACAAAAGGTCTTATCCCCAAAAATAAAAAATAATATTGGGGTGAGAAAATGAATTTAAAGTACAAAGAAAGAGAGGAAACTAACATGGTGCGTGTCTTATTTGAACCGAAGGTGAAGACCGTTCGGGAAATTTATGTAGAACAGCGACGAGAAGGGCTGTTCAATATCGGGTATCATTTGATTGTGATGCCGAACGGTGAAGTAAAAGAAGGGATTCCCTTCCTTGCTTATGGTGACTATAGACTCGCTCATGCGGAAGATTCCGTCTATGTGCTGTTGGTTGGTTGTGCTAATGAAAAGGACATGTCCGATGCACAGCGCAAAACCATGAGGGACATTAAGAACAAATACACACTTGCTGTACACTATGGGGACGACTAACCATGTCGGAAATTGTACAGGCACATATTCCGTGTCCTTATTGCGGAAGTCATGATGCCGCTACGTTGTATGACGATGGACACACATACTGTTTCAGTTGTCATCATACAGAGTTTCCGAAAGAAGGTATAGAGGTGACTAAACATGCCATTATTCCCCATGAGGACATGGAGTTTAAGACACTCCGCGCGAGAGGTTTGTCTGCTGAAACATGTGAGCGTTATGGCTATTATGTTACAAAGACACAGCTAGGAACCGTTCAAGTCGCAGAGTATTGTGATGAGGACGGTTCTGTTCTTTTTCAGAAGTTACGAACAAAGGACAAGAAGTTCTATCTGAACGGTACTTCTGCTTACAGATTTTTTGGACAGAATCTTTTCCATAGTGGCAAGAAGCTTGTCATTACAGAGGGAGAGATTGATTGTCTGACTGTGTCACAGATGGGTGGTAACAAGTGGCCTGTTGTGTCTTTACCTCATGGGTGTACGTCGGCTAAACGTACCTTTAAAGAAAACCTCGAATGGCTAGAGTCTTTTGATGAAGTCATTGTCATGTTTGACATGGACGCTCAGGGACGAAAGGCTGTTGAGGATGTGCAGGGGATGTTGTCCCCACACAAACTAAAGATTGCAGACTTACCAGAAAAAGATGCTAATGCATGTCTTGTAGCAGGTAAGGGAGATGCAATCATACAGGCTATATTCACCGCGAAGGAATATAGGCCAGATGGGATTATCAACGCCGCTGACATTGAAGATGAATTTTTTAGTGATGACACAGAAGCTCAGTGTTATGACTACCCTTGGTGCAAGGGGCTGAAAAGTATCACGAAGGGACTCCGTAAAGGGGAATTGGTGATGCTGACAGCAGGCACAGGCATTGGGAAGTCTACAGCGGCTCGTGAGATTGCCTACAAACTCAAGGTGAAGGATGGACTGAAAATTGGGCTTGTCTTTCTTGAAGAAAATCCGAAGAAGACACTCCGCGAGTTGTTGTCTATCCATGTTGAAAAACCTCTATCTATTATGTGGGGTAGTGTAGACAAGGATAAGTTAAAGACAGCCTATGAAGAGCTGTTCAGCGATAAACGATTTGTCCTCTATGACCATTTTGGTTCTGTTGAGAGCGGGAACCTGTTGTCGCGTATCCGCTATTTAGCCGTGGCGGAACAGTGTGATTTTATTATCTTTGACCATATATCTATTGCCGTGTCTGGCATGGATGAGGGTGGAGATGAGCGAAAGACCATTGATAAGTTGATGACGCAATTAAGGTCACTCGTTGAAGAAACGGGTGTCGGAATGATTGTTATATCCCATTTGAAAAAGACAAGTGGTGAAAAATCCTTTGAAGAAGGTGGAATCATCTCTCTGGATGACTTGCGGGGTAGTGGTACATTGAAGCAGTTACCTGATGAAGTATTGGCCCTTGAACGCAATCAACAGGCAGAGGATGAATCTGAAAGAAACTTGATTAAAATTCGTGTCTTAAAGAATCGCTTTGCAGGTTCAACAGGGCTTGCAGGCTATCTCCATTGGGATAAGGACAGACACAGATTACTTGGAGAGGAAGATGAATCATGTCAAGAGTTTTAAAGTACCCTGTTGTTAATACAGATATTACATTCAACGAATTGCCTGATAAACTGGCCTATGCGATTGAATTAGGGGCTTGCAAACAGCATTGTGTTGGCTGTCACAGTCCAGAATTACAGAAAGAAGATGTACCCTTAACGCCCCTTATTGATGTTTTAGAAGAAGCACAGGACGCCATTGATGCAGGGGCAAACGCTATTGTTGTAATGGGTGGTACAAATAATAAGCATATCACAGATGAATCTTTAATCGCTCTCCTCAGTGATTTGTCCTTTATTGCTCCTACAGGGCTGTATAGTGGGAGTGATGATGAAGAACATGACAAGATGATTGCAGTTGAAGGGCATTGTACTTGGCTGAAGACAGGCCCCTATGTTGAGACTTTAGGTGGCCTTGAAAGTCCTCGGACAAATCAACGCTTTTACTACATCTCGCAGTCTTACCGTTTAGATAAAAATGACAATGTGGTGTTTGTTCAGCCTTGCTTTTTGGATGAGACACACAAATTTTGGAAGAAGGTGGAGAATGTTACCAAAGGTTGATTTAAAAGAAAAGATTAAGTACATCCATGATTATATGGTGTCTCCCAATGCCGCTACGGCATCTAAGGTAGATGCGAACAGTAATGTTACTCAGAAGACGATTGCAGGCTTGGAAGCTGAATTATTTAAACCAGACACTATCCAGATTAATCGTAAGTTGGTTAAAGACAAACTGACTCAGATGTTTGGTGAAGATATGGCAAAGGCGTATGAAGATGACCTTGCAAATCATTATATCTATACACATGATGAAACATCTTTGAAGCCTTATTGTGCCAGTATCACTTTGTATCCCTTCTTGTTGGAAGGTACGAAGTGTTTAGGTGGTGTGTCTAAAGCACCCAAGAACTTGCAGAGTTTTTGCGGCTCATTTGTCAATCTTGTTTATCAGATTGCAAGTAATTTTAGTGGTGCTATTGCTACCGTTGAGTTTCTCCATATGTTTGATTACTTTGCACGCAAACAGTGGGGCAAAGATTACCTCAAGAAGCATTTTGAAGAAGTCGCTCAGGAATTTCAGGGTGTTGTCTACGCACTGAATCAGCCAGCTAGCGCAAGAGGTGACCAGTCGGTATTTTGGAACATTAGTGTGTTTGACCATGATTACCTGAAAGAAATGTTTGGGGGTTTCTACTATCCAGACGGTACACAGGTAGACATTGAAAGCACCTATAGTTTGCAGAGATATTTCTTGCAATGGTTCAGACAAGAACGAAAAAAAGAATTGTTGACGTTCCCTGTTGTCACCGCCGCACTCTTGACCGATGGCAAAGGTGATTTCAAAGATAATACTTTTATGTATACACTGGCAGATGAACAGGCACGGGGTCTTTCCTTCTTTGTCTATATGTCTGATAAGGTAGATAGTCTTGCGTCTTGTTGCCGCTTGCGCAATGAATTAGCTGATAACACGTTCAGCTACACTTTGGGCGCAGGTGGTGTTGTTACGGGTTCTGCTCGTGTCATTAGCTTGAACATCAACCGCATCGGTCAGTGTGGGATTAAGCTTGACGAAGTAGTGGACAGAGTACATAAGTACCTGTTGGCTCATCGTGAAGTGCTGAAAGGTTACATTGATGCAGGTTTGCTCCCTGCTTACACACAGGGATTTATGGACATTGATAAACAGTTCTTGACCCTTGGTGTCAATGGTGTCTTGGAATACTTTGAGTACCTGAGAGACAAGAAAGGTGCAGTGACAGATAAGGAATATCCGAATTACTTACAGTCCTTGTTGTCTTTCCTTACGATGTCCAATAAGGCCGCTCTGTCTGAGTACGGCGTCCGCTTTAATACTGAGTTTGTCCCTGCCGAAAATCTCGGCGTTAAAAATGCTAAATGGGACAAGGAAGCAGGTCTTTATGTACCTCGTGGTTGCTACAATAGTTATTTCTACCCTGTAGAAGACACGAAGGTGAACGTACTCGATAAAATCAAACTGTATTCAAAGGATATTGTGCAGTACCTTGATGGTGGCTCGGCTCTACATCTGAATCTTGAACAGATGTTGAGTGCAGAACAGTTTGTCCTTTTGTATAGGCTGTGTGCCGACTATGGCGTACAGTATTGGACAACCAATGTCTTATGTACGATTTGCAATGATTGTGGCTATATCAACACAGACACAGAAAATCATTGTGTGAAATGTGGGAGTAATGATGTAGATTATGGTACTCGTGTTATCGGATATCTGAAACGCATTAGCAACTTCTCCGAAGCAAGACAGAAGGAAGCAGGGAAACGCTTTTATCATCATTTGAAGAAGTAAGGGGGGTGTCTTAATGTGGCTCATTAAATTCTATGATGCCTTGTGGCGAAAACTGTATCAGTGGAGCCTTAAGGTACAGGCACAGCGACAGAAGAAAATTAGTTTGCTTGCTGATAAAGAGAGAGAGCTTGCGAGTAAACTACGTAATGAAGCTTTCAATCTTGATACGGAAGCAGAAGATTTAGAAAAGTTACGATAGGCAATTAGTGCGTCTAAATATTTATAGTTGGAAGGAGAACTTAATATGAGTAACGAATTAATAATCTTTGAAAATAAGGCATTTGGTAAGGTACGTACAATATTAATTAATGGCGAACCTTGGTTTGTTGGTAAAGATGTGGCTACAGCTCTTGGTTATACAAATCACAACCAAGCACTTCGTAACCGTGTGGATGATGAAGACAAAAAGATGGGGGCACGAAATGCTACCCTATCCATCAAAGACTCTCTTGGTCGTAACCAGTATCCAAGTTTCATCAACGAATCGGGCTTATACAGCTTAGTAATGTGGTCAAAGCTTCCGACAGCCAAAAAGTTTAAACGCTGGGTAACAAGCGAGGTTCTTCCGGCAATCAGAAAGACCGGCGGGGACACCGCTAACGCCGAAACAATGACGAATGAAGACGCACTCCAATGCGAGGATACAGACTCGTTTGAAAGGAGCAGAAGCACGCATGAAATTATAAATATCAATAACGTCCGCGGATACTTGGATAAGGAAAATGGTACGGCCTATCTGAATGCCGAAGACGTGGCGCGAGGATTTGGATTTACGCAAGAAAAGAACGGTGTTGAATACATCCGATGGGACAGAGTCAACCAGTATCTTCATGAATTTGGATTTTCCCCACTTGTGGGGAAAGATGATTTTCTTCCGGAAAACATGGTGTACCGGCTGGGATTCAAGGCCAGCAATGAAGCGGCACAGAAGTTCCAGGCTGTTCTGGCTGATGAAGTTCTCCCAGCAATCCGTAAACATGGGGCGTACTTAACACCCGAGAAAATTGAAGAAGTTCTGCTAAATCCAGATACCCTCATTAAATTGGCTACGGAACTGAAAGCTGAACGAGAAGCAAGAAAGTGTGCCGAACTGGAAGCGGCCAGTGCAAAACAGGTAATCGGCGAATTAAAACCAAAAGCCGCTTACACCGACCTTATCTTGTCTAGCAATAATACTGTCCCAATAACAGTAATTGCAAAAGACTATGGGATGAGTGCTAAGGTATTCAATGAAATGCTTCATGCACTACATGTTATTTATAAGCTCAGAGAACAGTGGTTACTGTATGCTAAGTACCAGAATAAAGGTTATACTCATAGTAAGACCTTCCATTTAACTTTATCCAGTGGACGCACTGCTTGTAAAATGCAGACTGAATGGACACAAAAAGGACGCTTGTTCTTATATCAGCTACTTAAGAAGCACGGTATTATTCCCATGATTGAACGTGATGATACGGAAGCAGAAGATTTAGAAAAGTTACGATAGAAAGGATGGTTCTATGTTAGTCTTTGATATTGAAACGAACGGCTTATATGCCGACGTTACGAAGCTTTTTTGCTTGAGTGTCTATGATACAGACACACAGCAGATGAAGCAATACGATGATGTACACGCAGAGCAAGGTGTTCATGAGTTATATGACGCATGGAAAAGAGGGGTGTGTCTTTGTGGACACAATGTTATTAATTATGACCTTCCCACCTTGGCAAAACTTTTTCCGTGGTTTGAGATTACGCATGATATGCATAAGGATGTAGTAGACACCCTTGTTTTGTCGCGGCTCATCTATTCTCATGTCGAAGACATGGACGCAGGACTTATCCGAAAGAAACAGCTCCCCTCTAAGCTGTATAAATCCCATAGCCTAAAGGCTTGGGGGTATCGTTTAGGTGAACTAAAGGGTACATATGGAGAGGAAGAAGATGCGTGGGCTTGTTACAATCCTGAAATGCTTGCTTACAATAAGCAGGACGTAGTTGTAACGGTGAAGCTCTATGAAAAGCTGGCTTCATACGATTATGCACCAAAAGCCATAAAGCTTGAGCATGAAGTAGCATGGTTGATGTCTAAACAGGAAAAGAATGGATTTCCCTTTGACCTTGAAAAAGCAAAAGAACTAGAAGCTACCTTACGTGCCAGAGCAGGTGTCTTGACAGCAAAATTAATTCAGCTTGTACCTCGTGTACCTGATAAGATTTTCGTACCGAAAAGAGACAACAAACGCCTTGGCTATAAAGCGGGGGTTCCCATTCAGAAGTATAAAGACTTTAATCCAAATAGCAGACAACAGATTGAATGGCTATTACGAACACATTACGGTTATTCACCCTCAAACATTGATTGCTATGATGTGGAAGACACGGATGCGGATGATGTTGACTTGTCACAGTGTCGATTGAAGATTGATGATGAAAGCATGGGATTTATGAAGGAAGACCCTCAAGCTCCTGATGAAGTGAAGTCTGTTGTGTCTGTACTTGAGGAGTCCTTGATGCTCAAAAAGCGTCTAGGACAACTCGCAGACGGTAAAAATGCTTGGTTGTCTATGATTGGAAAGGATGGTAATATCCATGGTTCTGTTATCCCTAATGGGGCTGTTAGTGGTCGTGCTACTCATTCCAGACCGAACGTCGCACAAGTACCCCATGTAGGTAGTCCGTACGGCAAGGAATGTCGAGAACTCTTTAGAGTACCTGACGGATGGTGGCAAGCAGGGATAGACGCTTGTGGTCTTGAACTCCGTTGTCTTGCCCACTTCATGTATAAGTATGATGGGGGCCAATATGCCCATACGATTCTGAATGGTGATATTCATACTATGAATCAGAAAGCCGCAGGATTGCCAACACGCAATCAGGCGAAGACGTTTATCTACGCTTATTTGTATGGAGCAGGAGACGCAAAGATTGGTAAAATCATAGGGGGTTCAGCAGGACAGGGAAAGCAGATTAAGAAGAAATTCAATAAGGCCATTCCTGCTATTGCGAAGCTCAGACAGGCTGTAGAAAATGCACTTGTCTACCCTATTGATTATAAACAGTGCCATGGGAAACCTAAGGTTACATGGAAACGCCATTTCCTCTATGGTCTTGACAGACGCAAACTACATGTAAGAAGTCCTCACAGTGCCTTAAATCTGCTCTTGCAATCAGCAGGTGCTTTGATATGCAAGAAGTGGATTGTCACGACAGAGGAGCGATTATTGGCGAGAGGATTAAGACATGGATGGGATGGCGATTTTGCACTCATGGCGTGGATACACGATGAGCAACAGATTGCGTGTAGAACAGAAGAAATTGCAAAGATTGTGTGTGAAGAAGCCCAGCAGGCGATGAGAGACACACAAGAATATTTTCATTTTCATATTCAATTAGATACAGAAGGTATCATTGGACATAATTGGTTTGATTGTCATTAGGGGGTATTTTATGTACGCAAAACGTATCCGTTGTAAAAAATGTGGTCGTACCTTGGTCACAGGTTGTGCAAAGAATGTAGAAGAAATTACATGTTCGTGTGGTTATGTTACCTATCCGCAGTCCGCAGAGATGAAAAAAGAATTGTCTAAGAATGAAAGGAGACACAATAAATATGAAAAAGCATGATTATAACATCATTGATAACACATACGTCTATGGTCTTGATGAATCTATCGTAGCGTCTGGCTACCCTATGGCGGATAAAATCAATCCGTGTAATTTAGAAACACGGGGTGCTACCAATGGTGATATGAAACGTGCTGTACGTCTTGGTAAAGCACCTGCTGGCAGTGGTCATGATTGTTACCTTAAAGGTATCATTGTCCAGTTTGATTTGACCCTTACTAAACAGGCATGGCCAGAAGCACAGCGTTATCATTTCTTAGACTTTGTGTCTTCCATGTCCGCTATGCATATGTTGGCAAAGATGGATGTCCGCTTCATCTCTTATACAGACCGTAAAATCATTGATTTGTTCCTTGATATTGTTCGGGACTACAATCAGAATCCTAGTGAAGAAAATTGGCGGCGTATGATATACAGCTATCCTAGCGGCCTGTTGCTGACAGCTCGAATGACAACGAACTACTTACAGCTCAAAAACATCTATGCACAGCGAAAGACACACAGATTACCTGAATGGAAAGTTGTCTGTGATTGGATTGCTTCATTGCCGAAAGCAAAAGAGTTGGGGGTGGTCTAATGACAGCGATGTATACCATTTATGGAGACAACAGTAAATTCCTCAAGGAACGTCACATGCAGGTGACACGTAACCATACTGTCTATGACACCATTCGTGGCCGTTTAGCCTTGAATGAAGGTTATTGTCCCTGCCAGCCTAGCAAGACGAAAGACACCATTTGCCCTTGTAAGTACATGCGTAAATACAGTACCTGCCGTTGTGGTCTTTATGTCCCTGCTACGGATGAAGAGGAAGACGAAGATGTATAAGCCGATGAAGAAACCTATCACAATCCTTGTGGATGCCGATATGGCTGTATACCGTGCGTGTTCTTCATGTGAATGTGAGATTGATTGGGGTAATGATATATGGACACTTCATGTAGATTTCAATGAAGCACTTGCATACTTACAAGACCATATGGATGATTGGATTCAGAGGGCCTTGGAACTTGACCAGTATTCAGGAAATGTAAATGTTGTCTATGCTTTTTCGGATGATGCCAATAACTTTAGAAAGAAACTCTTGCCTACCTATAAGCTGAATCGTGTGGGGAAAAGAAAGCCTGTTGCCTATCATGCACTCAAACAATGGGTGCGTGATAATTGGGTGTCTGAACAATTAGACACACTAGAAGCGGACGATGTTATTGGCCTGTTGGCTACAGGGAAGTACAAAGGAAACAACATCATTATCTCTGCTGATAAAGACATGCAGACGATACCAACAAAGATTTATAACTTCCTGACAGACACCTTGGTAGAGGTGACACAGGAAGAAGCGGATTATAAACTGCTCTATCAGACTCTTGTAGGGGACACAGCGGATAACTACACAGGTTGTCCAAAAATTGGCAAGGTGAGAGCAGAACGTATTTTAGATGATAGTCCCACATGGGAAGCTGTAGTTGATTGTTTCAAGAAAGCTAATCTTACAGAAGATGATGCACTCTTACAGGCCCGTGTGGCACACATATTACAGGATGGAGATTATGAGAAAGGAAAGGTAAAATTATGGACACCCCAAAATTTACACTCGTAAATGATGTAACACTTGATGATATGGAAATTATTGTAACGGCCATTACACATAAAGCCGACAAGAATCCAACACCTTTGTTCAGGCACAGAAAGTCCATTCAGGATTTAGCACAGCAGATGTGGAAAATGCAGAAGCTTGGTACACTGGCTGTCTTTGCAGATGAACAGGGGAAATATGCAGGTGTCTTAGCTTGTAATGTGGTTGAGCTTTGGTGGATTGACGGCCCTGTATTGGTGGAAGATTTAGTGGCTTCCATTGACACAAAACCGAATGGCTTTGGGAGATTTGCAGTTCAGCTCTTGGAAGACATTGCGCGTGATAATGAATGTGTAATGATTTGCTCAGGTAGTAGCATGGTTAAAGACACACCGATTGTACGGAATATGTACAAGAAACATGGGTTTGTTGTCTTTGGTGAATCATATTTGAAGGAGATGGCTTAGATGATTATGCATGATGAATTACCTTTTGTTCCTCGTGATGTTGTTGATTATCTAAAGGCCATTTATACGCCTGATTTTTTCATTAATGCAGATGTAGACAACAATGATATTCGTATGGGTTACATGCAGGGATGTACAGAAATTATTTCCGTTCTTCATAATCTCGCAGAAAGGAAGGACTGATTATGTCTAGTGGTGGTTGGTTGGGAAGTTTGCTGAGTCTTCCCATGAAGATTATCTCCAGTATCACAGGAGCAGGAAGTAATACCTATAGTGCATCGGATAATTATAGTCCGACAGTAAAGGCATCTGACTTGGTGTCTAGTACAACAGCGCAGACACCAGATGCGCCTATAATGGGTGATGATACAACATACTCTCAGAAGAAAAGAAATAAACGTGGACTGTCTAGCTTGTATGTAAATAGCGATACGAGTGGTACAGGTTCCACAGGTGATTACACAGGAAGGAGTGGTCTTTAATGTCTAGTGGCGGTTGGTTAGGACACACGGTGTCTAACGCATGGCATGGTATTACAGGGGCCGTAAAGAACACCGTAAATGCTGTAACAGGTGGTATTTTAGGTGGTTATCAGAATAGTGTAGCAGGGAGTGAACAGCCGATTGTAGTTACTCCTAGTGCCGCACCTGCTCCCACAGAAACGGAACAGGCTGAATATGATGCCGCAGTGCAGAACCAGAAAAAGAAGCGTGGTAAAAACTCGCTCTATGTTTCCTCGTCCGCAGGTTCCAGTGGCGGTGGTTCAGGTATTAACTTATGAGTAGCGGCGTAGACACCAATACATTTTATCGGACAGATACCGCAAAATCTCGTTATGATAAATTGGTGTCCGATAGAAAGGTGTACGTAGACAGAGCGGTAAAGAACGCAAAGATTACGATTCCTATGCTATTCCCTGATGAAAATGCTACTTCTACCACAGAGTATGAGACACCATATCAGAGCATTGGGGCTAGGGGCGTTAATAACTTAGCGGCTAAAATTATGCTGGCTCTCTTCCCCCCTAATGAACCATTTTTTAAATTGGAGCTTGGTGATACGGCTAAACAGAAGGTAGCACAGCAGGGGGACACCTCAGCAATGACAAAGATTGACAAGCTCATGGGGGCCATTGAACGCCAGCTCATGGACTACATGGAAACTAATCGGTGTCGTATCACTATCAGCGAGGGTGTCTTACAGCTAATCGTAGCAGGTAACTGTTTATTGTATTTGCCCCCTCAGACAGGTGGTATCAAATTATATCGGCTGAATAACTATGTTGTGGTGCGTGATGGTACAGGTAATTGGATTGAACTGATTGCGAAAGACAGCATTAGTTATGCCGCCTTACCCCCAGAAGCACAGGCTTGCGTAGAGGGTACAGACGTTTCACCTGACAAGAATGTAGAGCTTTACACTCATGTATATCTTGCAGACGGTGAAACCTTTGAAATGTATCAAGAGATTGAAGGACAGATTATCAAAGGTAGTGAACAGGAATTTCCTAGGGATAAGGTTCCTTGGATTCCCTTGCGGCTCCGTAAGATGGATGGAGAAGCCTATGGCCGTTCCTATGTAGATGAATACTATGGTGATTTGAAGTCCCTGAACTCTATCAGTAAATCTATCGCAGAAATGGCTACGTTGTCTGCCTTTGCTTTATTCCTTGTGAATCCTTCTTCACAGCTCCGTGTTGATAAATTGAAAGACGCACAGAGTGGTGATTTCTTCAAAGGAAAAGAAGGTGACATTACAGCTTTCCAGCTGAACAAGGTAAGTGATTTACAGGTAGCCTATCAGCACAAGCAGGAATTACAGAGCAACCTGTCGTTCGCTTTCCTGCTGAACAGCTCCGTACAGCGTGATGCTGAACGTGTCACAGCGGAAGAGATTCGTTATGTGGCTAATGAGCTTGAGGATAGCGTAGGTAACATTTATTCTTTGCTGTCTTTGGAATTGCAGTTACCACTTGTTCAGTGTCTTATGGCTCAGCTCATGGCGCAGGGTGCGCTCCCTGATATTCCACAGGGCAGTGATGGTGTCCAGACACACATTGTCACAGGTATGGAAGCATTAGGACGTGGGCATGATCTGACAAAGATTGAACAGTTCTTACAGACATGTTCGATACTTCCTGACTTCCAACAGCGTTTAAAGACAGGCAATGTTATTTCTCAGATTGGTACATCACTTGGTCTTGATACAGATTCCCTCGTCATGAGTGATGAGGAATATCAGGCCATGCAGGCTCAAATGATGCAAGCACAGATGGCACAGCAGATGGCGTCACCTATTGCGCAAGGAATGGTGAACAATAATCAACAATAAGGAGATTGATAAATAATGGATGAAAACGAAAACAAAGTAGTTGATGCTCAGCAGACAGACACACAGCCTGAACAGACGGTTGATAATGTAACTGTAACGACATCTTCTAATACACAGCTTTCGGTGAAAGACACAGCAGAGAATGTGGATAATGTGTTAGACGATGTTGTTAATGAGGATAATCAGCAGGCAACAGAAACACAGCCTACAGAGGGGCAGACAGACACAAAGGAAGAAGCCCCAAAAAGTGAACAGCCTTCCGAACAGCAGTTGACTACAGCCCACAAGGCCCTTGATAGTGCTGAAAAAGATTTAGTAAGTAAGGGTGTTGACTTTGCAGGTCTTGAAAATGAATACATGAACAATGGTGGACTCAGTCAACAGTCTTATGAAACTCTTGAGAAAGCAGGTTACCCGAAAGCCGTTGTTGATGGTATGTTGGCTGGTTGGGAAGCCGCTTCCACTCGCTTTGTCAATGATGTATATTCATTGGCAGGCGGTCAGGAAGAATTTGCACGTATTCAGCAGTTTGTGTCTTCCCAGAATCAGGATGTCATTAATGCCTTTAATGCTACTCTGGACAGCGAAAACCTCATGCAGATTCGCATGACCCTTGAAGGTATTAAAGGTCAGATGGTGAAACAGTATGGTACTCAGCGTCCTTCTATCGTCGGTAATGCCGCTCCGTCTGTAGACCGTAGTGGTTATGAATCTACGGATGAGATGATTAAGGACATGTCTGACCCTCGGTATCAGAAAGACACTAAGTTTACACGAGAAGTATATCGAAAAGTTAAATATTCTAAATTGTTCTAGCCAGTACAATTCGGTGATTAAGACACACTAATTATTTGGTGTCTTTCTCTATATAATTTTCTATTTTGAAAGGTGGATGATATTAATTATGGCAGATATTAAAATTGCAACTCCTATGGCGATTGGTACGCAGGCAACCACAGATGCCGACAAACTCGCCCTCGCCCTTAAAGTATTTAGTGGCGAAACTCTCACGGCATTTGCACGTGCCTCTGTAACGAATGGTAAATTTATCAAACGTACTATTCAGAGTGGTAAATCCGCTCAGTTCCCTGTATTTGGTCGTACTAAAGCGCATTATCTGAAAAGTGGTAAGAGCCTTGACGACCTTCGGGAAAACATTCAGCAGGGTGAACGTACCATTGTTATTGATGGTCTGTTGACGACGGACTGCTTGGTATTTGACCTTGACGAATTTATCGCACATTATGATTTCCGTTCTCCGTATGCTACCCAGCTTGGCGAAGCACTGGCAATCTCCATGGATGCTTCTATTCTCGCAGAGGTCGCTAAGGAAGCGTTGAACAACACTGAAAATGTCGCTGGCCTTGGTAAAGGTGGCGTCGTTGCAAAGACACTCGCAACGGGTTCCACACTTGGCATTAACAAAGAAACAGGTATCGCAGTCCGTGACATTCTGTTAGAGGTCAAAGCTAAAATGGCCGCTAACTACGTTCCGCAGGGTGACCGTTATTGCTTTGTTACTCCTGAAATTCACGCCGCACTGGCAACGAACCTTGATTTCTTGAACAGTAATTATGGTGCCGCCGCTACGCTGACTAACTCCAATATTATCAGCATGGATGGTTTCCAGATTATCGAATGTCCTCATCTGACACAGGGTGGCGATGACCCGACGAATACCATTCAGGGTGATGGTCATGCCTTCCCGACGGCTTATGCAAGCAAGTCTCCTCTTCTGATTTGTCACAAATCTTCTGTTGGTGTCTTGTCCTTGAAAGACATTAGCTTCGAAACAGCACGTCGCGCTGAATATCAGGCAGACCAGCTTATTGCTAAGTATGCTATTGGTATTGGTGGTCTTCGTCCTGAATCTACCTTTATGGGTGTTATTAGCAATCCTGCTTAATAGATTGTTGATAGGTGTAGGGGAGTGTAATGCTCCCCTTTTTATTCTTTTAAAGGGAGTGAAAAGATGCTATTTGTATCCACAGAGTTAGACGCAATCAATCTGATTCTTTCAGGCATTGGGGAAGCTCCTGTCAATAGCTTAACAGAGAGTGAATCTATTGATGTTGATAATGCACGAAGCCTACTAGCTACGGTGTCTCGAAATATCCAGCGTCAAGGCTGGCAGTTCAACACCATGACCAATGTAACTATTATGCCAGACACCAACAGCAAAAAGATTCGATACAATCCATCATGGATAAAGATTACAGCGACGAATGGTGAGGTCTATGTAAAACGTGGGGATTTTCTATACAATCTTACAGAGAAGACAGATACCTTCAATGAAGAGGTGCAACTTACCATCATTGAAGCCGTTGACTTTGAGGACTTGCCTGATGAGTTCAAAACATTCATTACAGCAGAAGCGGCTATTTTCTTTCAGGAACGTTACCTTGGTGACGAAAATGTATCTCAGGAGTTACGGATTGAAGAATCAAGAGCTTATGCCGATATTGTCCAGTATTGTATAGACACAGGTTCCAACATGTTTCAGACCACAGGGATGCAGAGTGCATTGGAAAGGAGATAAGACACCATGTTATACTCACAGAGCATTAAGAACTTTGTACAGGGTGTGTCTCAACAGCCACCACTCTTACGGTTCCCTGAACAGCTTGAGGAGCAGATTAATGGTTTCTCGACAGAGGTTTCAGGGCTCCAGAATCGTGTCCCTACAGTCCATCTAAAGACACTCACAGACTTGAACCTTACCACAGGCAGTAAACCTCTTGTTCATTTCATTGACAGGGATAAACAACAGAAATACATGGTTGTCTTTGCAAATAACACTATCAAGATTTACGACATGAAAGGCAACGAAAAGACTGTCAACATTGAAGACGATGCTTATTTAGCTACAAATACTCCTAGGGATAACTTACGAGTTATGACGGTAGCTGACTACACTTTTGTACTGAATAATACAAAAACAGTGCAGTTGTCCAGCAAGAAGTCACCAGACTACTTTAGTAATCAGGGCAGTATGCTTTATGTGCGTCAAGGGCAGTATGGTCGTACCTATCAGGTTTGGATTGATGGTGTGTCTAAATGCGCATGGACAAGCCCAAATGGGGATGCCGCTAACCAGACGAAGCAGATAGACACCAACTATATCGCAGACCGTATTAATGAACAGCTCAACAATAATGGTGTGTCTACGGAACATCAAGATAATTGGATTCGTATTCAGGGTGATGGTCTTGTACAGACAGCAGATGGATTCAACCATCAGGCTCTTATTAACTTCAAAAAGTCAATTCAGCGTTTCAGCTTGCTTCCTGCTACGGCGCCTGATAACTATTGTGTCAAAGTCAAGGGCGACCCGAATGGAGCAAGTGAAGGTAGTTATTACGTAAAGTATTCCAAAGACAGTAATGTGTGGGAAGAATGTGCTTGTCCAAATATCAACATTGAGTTTGATAAGACAACCATGCCCCATGCCATCATCCATAATGCAGATGACACTTTCACATTTAAGGCTCTTGATTGGGATGAACGAAAGGTGGGGGATGATGATAGTAATCCGTCTCCGTCTTTTGTAGGATATACCCTGTCCAGTATCTTCTTTTATCGCAATCGTTTAGGTGTTGCTTCCCGTGAAAATATAATCATGTCTGAATCAGGAGAATACTTTAATTGGTGGATGACAACAGCCAATGACCTGTTAGACACAGATGGGATTGATGTCCCTATTACATCCACAAAAGCAAACCTGATTAATTATTGTGTTGTCTTTTCAGAAGACCTTTACGCTTTCTCGAATGATACACAGTTTATTATTCGTGCTGATTCCACCTTGACACCGAAAACAGCGTCACCTACAGAAATTACGCAGTTCAATAGTTCTCCTGACTGTCAACCAAAGGTAGCAGGTAAGAACTTATATTTCCCTTCTGAACATGGAGATTTCTCTACGATACGGGAATACTATACGGTTCAGGATATTTCACAGATGAAAAATGCACAGGACATTACATCTCACATCCCGAACTATATTGAATCAGGTGTCTATGACATTATTGCATCGACGGCTGAAAATGTGCTGTTCTGTCTGACAAATAAGGCAACAGACACCATTTACCTTTACAAGTATCTATTTGCCAATGAAGAACGTATTCAGTCCTCGTGGTCTAAATGGGTCTTTGATGGTGAGATTTATGGTGCAGGTTTCATTGGCAGTTATTTGTATCTTCTCATGCGTAGAGGGACACAGATTACCATGGAGCAATTGGACTTCTCTGTAAACATCAAAGAGTTCGATGATACCGAAGTATATCGTGTCTATCTCGACCAGAAGAAAGTGATGGATAATGGTGTTTATGATGAGGTATCCGAACAGACAAAGTTTGACCTCAAGGCACTTTATGCCTACACAGACACCACACCTTTGCAGAGTCTTTGTGTAGTCACTCATGATGGTGTCTTGCACGAAAATCTAAAAGCAGATGATGCAGGCTGTATTTATCTTGATGGAAATTTTGCAGGAAAGAAATTAGTAGTGGGGGAACCTTATTTGTTTAAGGCTGTCTTCACCACATTCTATCTTAAGAAGAACGACAATGGAAACATTAGCTCCTATGCAGAAGGCAGGACACAAATCAAGAACATCCATATCAATTATGATCATACAGGTTTCTTGGCTTGCAGGGTGTCTTACCTTGGGAGCAAAGAGTATATATATCGGATGACCGGTAAGATTCTTGGTACTTCTTCAGCTCGCTTGGGGAAGAAGCAAAATGAAACAGGAAAGTTTGATGTTCCTATTCATGCAAAGAATGAATCAGTTACGATTGCAGTTGAATCAGACATGCCAGTTCCCCTCTCTATTGTAGGGCTGAATTGGGATTGTCTATATACGACACGAACAAAGGGGGTATAGCGAATGTGTACCGTAGCACTTAGTTATGGTATTTCAGCTCTCAGCTCTTTGTCTAAGCAGAAAGCAAGTAGGGCTGAAATTCAGAATCAGATTGATGCCAACAATCAGACCGCAAGGGGATTGCTCCAGTCTATGAACTATACCTTTCAAAACTATGAGACACAGCGTAGGGCCGCTTTCGCCGCTCAGATTGATGCAATGACGAAAGACAGGATGAACGCTCATAGACAGGAAGCGTCTGTTAAGGCCGCTGTCAACGAAGAGTTGGCAGGAGGTGGCAGAACAGCTAACTTGATTAATCGTAGTGTTCGTGCAGATGAATCCCGTGTTGCTTCGCAGGCGCAGGCTAATTATCAAAATAAAATGAATGAAATTGACCTCAATAAGGAAGCGGCGCTTATCTCTACACGTAATGCTATCAATAGTATTTCGTCCGTTGAGACACCATCTTATCTTACACAGGGTATGGAAATGTTTTCTGATTTCATGCAGACCTATAATACCTTACAGGGTATTAAGAGCATGAGAAAGAAAGCAGGTGTTGAAGGCGGACAGGGAAAGACACTTGATAGACATACAGGGGACGTTAAACCTGTAAATCTTGACCCCTATATCCACAGTGAAGACATTCACAATACAGAGATTGGGACACGAATTGTAGACCTCGATGAAGCGTCTGCAAAATATGACAGTATGAATTTATTCAATCCTCACGGCCTTTTTGCAAGTAATGCTATCAATGGTTACTTTAGTGGTGACATGAGTAGTGGCTTGTCTTATGATTGGTCTAATGGGGGTATTTCAAGGAGAGGTGCTACATGGCGAAACGGATTGCTAGTGCTGTAGGCACAGAAATGCAATTTATGCCGCAACCAGATGCAACATATCAAGAGCGTTTGACAGAGGTACAGGGTGTTAGAGGTACTAATCCCTCGTCCTCGTCCGCTTCCATGTTTGCAAGCGCGGCTAATAATCTTAATAGTAGTTGGTTGTCTTTCATTACAGACCGTGAGAAACGCATGAATGAAGAGGGCCTTACAGAAGCCAACAGACTCATTTCGTCGACCACAGAGGAAGACAGACAGAAACTTAATACACTTGACATGGCCTTGACATATGGCTATGGGAATAATTTAGATAATCCTTATTTTATCGCATATAGTGACAAATTGCGTGGACAGGCTTTAGGCGACTCCGCAAAACTTGCATACACAGAAGAATTTGGTGATAGTCCTGCGCGTACTCCCGATGAGGAAGTGAAGCGGTATGACGACTTTGTACAGAAGTATCGACAGCGTTTCACTGATAAAGGACTCATTGATAATAATGTGTCTTTTGAGCAGGGCTTCAGTGACAAGAATATTGAAAATCAGCAAACGTTGATGAGTAATCATGTTCAGCGTGATATTGAAGACAGAATCTCTGAAACCTTCAATAACATTAAGTCTGAATTGGGGAATCTTATTTATGATGCTCCTACTATGACTCGTGATGAACAAGTACAGAAGCTAACGGAGATTTTCAATCAGAGTCGCTTGATGGGGCTGAATCCTTCACAGCGACAGACACTTGTTGATAATTTTACCAAAGAAATTATTACCACAGGGACAATCAAGGACTTTAAGAACTTTAAAGCTACTATCCTTGACCGTATTCCTGTACAGACACGCTTAGATGGTACGACACAGACGATGGGGGACTTGGTAGACACCATGGAATTAGACACCCTAAATCTTGCCTATCGTAAAGCCCATATGGAAAAATCAAAGATGGATTTAATTAAGAAGTATGGTAAAGACAAAGATATGAATCGTGTCTATACCGATGTCATTAAAATGGGTCAGTCTGGCAATCGTTCAGATCGTGATAATGCTGAAATTCTTACAGGGATGTTGCCTGAAATTGAGAGTCTTCAAAACCAGAATAAGGCCACGCAGGCTCGTATGGCTAAGGTGGCGGCTAAAGGTGTTAAGACAGCCGCGAAATCACAGGCCAGTTCTGCTTCAGCTATGGAAAACATTAGGGCGTTCATGGAAGATGATAATCCTGTAAAAGATGGTTATGGCAGTTCCATTGGGAAACCTTTAGTAGGTGGTAAGGCAGTTGATTCAGGTACGATACTTAGTTCTTTTCAGGATTACGAAAATCAGATTATTAATAGCGATGCTGATGAAGACACAAAGGCACAGAAGCTTATGAAGCTCTACACCTATTCTGGTGTGAGTAACGTAAAAGAACAGTTAGTAAATAGTGTCTTACAGACCATTAACAGCGCCACAGCAGACAGTGTAGAAGCGAATGGTGTACCTAACTCCATCATTTATCTTGTAAAGGCTCGTAACATTAATCATGGACAGTTTGCAGGTGCTTTCGGCAGTAAGGTAGACGCCGCTATCGGAGCGGTTGTAAACTTCTCCCATGCGTCGGGTGAAGAAGACGCAGACAATGCACTTGTTCGAGGATACGCCAACTATTGTCGTATTAAAGACACTAGCGAACAGGATAAACAGAATTACATGGCACAGATTAGAAGCATTGCCGCAGGTGGTTGGTCTATTGGTGGTATGGAAAGCTGGAATAGTGAAGGTAGTACGGCTCCTGATATTTCTTGGGACAATCCACAGATTGCAGAAACCGTGAAGGATAGAGCTTTGATGTATAACTTAGCGTATCATGACCCCCAAGCCGCTTTAGATTCCGCTTGCAACGACATCAGGGATGCTTATGCTTACTATCATGGGGCAGTCTTTCCTAAAAACTGCTTCAATAGTGGTTTGTCTCCCTCTACAGAAAATGCCTTCGCAAAACAATCTCTTGATGCTCTTTGCTATCAATATGCAAGTAATTGGGGAGTGTCCCCAGAAGATATTAACGTATCATACGATGAAGCATCTAATACGTGGTCTTTCTCAGAGAGTTCAAATGGAAACTATACACAGCTTTCCGGCTCTGATATGGCTAATGAAATTCAGTATGTAGCCACCTCTGTTCCGCCTTCTAGTAGCAGTGCCTCTTCTTCTGATACAACAGATTACAAAGCTACCTATGTAGGGGATAGCGGTGTAACAGAAGAACAAGCTAGGGGTGTTGCTGAACACTCTGGCTCTGTAGCAGATGTTATCGCTGAACAGGCAAGCAGTGCAGTAGCTCGTGTAAAGAAATGGGTGTATGGGGATTAAATAGAAAGGAGATAAGACACAATGGCAGTTTCAAATAACATGGCCCTTGTCTATAATTGGTTTGTCCAGCATGGATATTCACCAACACTGGCCGCAGGATTCGCCGCTAACTTTGCAGTTGAAACAGGGGGCGGTGAGGACATTAATCCTGACAGTACGTCCCCTAATGGTGCGTACGGGATTGCACAATGGCTTGATGAAAGCAGACAGACGAGTTTCAAAAACTTCATGGATGAGCATGGATATGATTCCAATGATATTTATGCACAGTTAGAGTTCGTTGATTGGGAGCTTCATAATACAGAAGCGCAAGCCTTGAAAGATATTTCCAACTCGGACTTGTCGAGCGCTGAAAGTGCCGCCGCCGCTATTGCGGATTACTATGAACGTTGTCAAGGACAGGCACTTGACCAAAGACAACAGGTAGCAGGTGAGGTCTATTCAAACCTTTATGGCGGTGAAAGCTATGATGCGTCTGCTACAGGTTCTAGTGATTCCAGCAGTGGTGGTTCAGACACGGAAGACTACACTTCCTATCTTCCTGATGACATGAAGGGTATTGACGGTAGCATGTATCAGCGTTTAGGGATGCTGTTCAAAAAGGCACAGGAATTGGGTGTCTCTCCTATTCTGACAGCAGGGGCTAATGATGATTCACACACAGAAACAAGCTGGCATTATAAAGGTCTTGGAGCTGATATTGCATGGGATGGTTTGCAGTGGGGAGATGACACCTTATCTACTCTTGCGGACTATGCACGTTCATTAGGCTTTCAGGAAGTTATTAGTGACCCTCATGGTACAGGCCCCCACCTTCATGTAGCTAATCCTGATTTATCAAAGGAAGTCAATGCTATATTAGGGCCTAAACAGGACACAACCACTTTTGGTGAGGGTGTCTTTACTCCTAAGATGCAGAACATGGTGAGTCCTGAAATACAGGCACTTGCAGATGCAAAACTACAGATGCAGAAAGCCTATGAAGACTCCCTGAAAGAAAAGCCTTCTATCCTTGAGGGCATTTGGCATGACTTCAAGCGCAGTGGGAACTTTGCGTATGAGTTTGTTGATGCACTGTACACTGACCTATTCCACAGTGACCTTGATGCATTTGGTCGTGATAAGATTACCGATGCAGACCGTAACTACATTAAGGCCGCTATGGGGAGTGGTAATGAAGCAGAGGCACAATGGATTATTGATAATGCAAAAGACCCCACACAGTTGTATTACCTATTACAAAAGAAGTCCGATGAGATGGCAGAGGACACAAAGTATGCCGCTTACTATAATTCGGTAGGCGCACATACCCTTGGTACTGTCTTAGGGGCTGTCTTAGACCCCTTGAACGCACTTCCTGAATTGAAGGTCTTACAGGCAGGGAAGATTATGAAGACACTCGGGGGTGTGGTGAAAGACACACGTATTATTGATAGTGCCGCTAAGGCCTCTGCTGAAAAGATTCTCAGTGCAGGGGGCGCTAAAAGAATTGGGGACACAACATTAAACATGGCCGCTCTGGGGGCTTTACAGCAACATGCCGCTAACCTTGGTAATGGTACAGATGACAGTATCGCAGGGGCCGCTATGATTGCAGGGATTTCAGGGGGTGTCTTACGCACTCTCGGCATGGCAGGAAAGAACTTGTTCCATAAAGACCCTGCTATAGCTAATCTGGCTCGTACAGCAGATAGGATTGAAACGAGTGCCGCTCGTGATGCCGTAGGACTCAAGACACCCTACACCATTATGGATACAAAGGAAGCCGCTTCCAAACTTCATGATGTAGAATACTTCACGAAGCAGGAAGGTAAGATTGCAAGTTCCGTAGCGGATCGTGATGATGTATTTGCATTGTCGCTGAAAGACGCAAAGAAACTTGGAGCTTCCATGGGTATCAAAGTGTCGGATAACACGAAAGGTTTCTTTGTTCCTCATGGTGATTATACCGTAGTAGTCAAAGACAACATCAAGGGAGCGAAAGAATTAGATGGTGTCTTAGCTCATGAAATTGGTGTCCATCAATCTCTGAAAGACACCATAGGTACTGACCGCTATCAGTCCTTGATGGATTTTGTGTCTACTCAATCAAAAGACACAACATCTAAATTTGCTCAGGCCGCAAGACTTGCCAACAGCACAGACCCCGAAGAGATTCTTGGTTACGCCATTCAGCATGATATGTTGAGTCGTAAATCGAGTCATTCCTTGGTGTCTAGCTTTAGAGAAGGCCTAAAGGAAATGGGGTTTGGTGATAAATCAAAATTCACCAACAACGAGATTCTCGACATGGTCAATACAGCGGTTCGCTATCAGAGCTTGAAAAAGCAGGGTATCATTGTTAATCCCGATGGGAGCATTATTCAGAATGGTGTCCATTTCTCGAAAGACAACATGCTTGCTCCTGAAAGTCTTCTCGACTATGAAAAGAGTGCAGATGAATTGGCGCAGGAACGAAAAGGAAAGACAGCCTTTGAAAAGACCGTCAATACCTTATCGGGGTGGATGGACAATACATTGCTGACTCGTACTCCATATGGGGCCGCTTATCATTCTCCGTCTATGACGCTTGCGAAGAAAGCCTCTGAATTATGGGAAGATGCACAGCGTCGTGGTACATCTCGTAATGGTTCCAATATGCCATCTGCTGAACGAATGAAGGGCTATCTCATGGGACAGCTTGATAAGTACAAAGGCGATATTCTTGATGCTCGTAAAGAGTGGATACGTGACCACTATGGGACAATGGGTGTCATTAATCCTTTCCGCAAGGGGGATGCCCATAGACAAGAATTTGATAAGCTTGTCATTGATAAGTTCAACAGTTTGTCTAAACAGCAGACACACATTAACATTGATGATGCGATGGTAGACCAGAATGTCATGAAGGCCGTCAAGTCTTTGCAGGGTCTTTATGATACCCGTATTGACCTTGGCAAAAATTCATCCTCTATTTTTGGAGGTTCTATGGAACGAAACTTGATTGAGGATGGATGGTATTCAGTCGACGATGAATTTCATCGCTTAGTTGACCCTGATGCTTATAGGGAGTTTGTGTCTAACTTCACCACCACAGGTGATAAGGGAGCGAGAGCTTTTATGGAGAAGTATGCACAAGTCGCTTCCAATATGCCTACGTCTCGTAAGTTGATTGGGGAGATGATTAAACGTGAAAAAGAACTGAGACTACAGCGTGAAATTAAGGATGCAGAGACCTTTTTAAAAAAAGAAGCACTTAAAGATCCAGAAAAGATTAACCATGCCAAAGTTAAACGTGTCAAAGAAGAACTTGAACAAAAACGTGCTATCACTATCAAAGACACCACAGATAAAGAAATTGATGATTTCAGGGATGAAAAGTGTAAGGAATGGGCAGACAACATCATGCAACCTCTTGAGGATAAATTGGATGGCTTAGACACCGATGGTGCTTCCTCTAAACTTGGGGACTTGAACTTCTTCCGTGGGCGTCTTCCGATGGACACAGGTGTTGTCATGGATATTAAAGATGCAGAAGGTAATGTTGTTAAAGCCTTCTCATTTGATAATGACCTTAGATACTATGACCTCGAACACACCCTGAACAGAACGAATAGACGTTTTGCAGGAGAGGTGGCAGTCCGTAACGTCCTTGGTTCTGCTAATGAATATGGTGCTTTCGTGAAGAAGGTACTCCATGAATTGCGACTTGCTTCCATGGGGAATGATGGGCGTATCAACAGTTCCACAGCCGAAAAAAATAAGCGGTGGTTCTTAGACAACATTGCACGGCTCCGTGGGATGCGTGACCACTACGAACGAAACATCTATGATGAGGGTTCAGCAGTCACAAAGATTCTCAACAACTTTGCATACTTCAAGCGTGGTGGCTCGATGGGATGGAACCAGTTAGGCGACTTAGGGGGTGCTATTGCCTATGGTGGTCTAAAACAGGTATTTGGTGTCTTCAATCCCTTGCGTAAATTCGTACAGGATGTTCGTCTTGGGAAAGCTAATTCTAAGATGGTTGAAGACCTCTCGTGGCATGTCTTTGGGGAACCTGTAGAACGCTACATTTTCCGTGGGAATTGGGGAGACAAACAGACCCGTAATGCCTTGTCTAAACGTGGTTTTGGGGTGGACAACCTATTGATTAGTGCGGCTGATATGACACACAATCTGGGCAAGTTCACTTCACAGATTAACATGCTTGGGCATATGACAGACACAATGGTGCGCTCTGCTCGTAGTGCGGCCATTACAGATTCGATTCGTTGGGCGCATGGAGAAACCTTCAATGCGTTACGTAATCCATTCAGCAAGGCAAATATCAAGGCTCTTGGCAGACACGTAGACCTTGCACAGATGAAAAAAGACTTGCGTACCTATGTGAAGTGGGAGGGCAAGAAAGGAACTGTTGCAGATGGTTTTGATGTAGATGCATGGAGAAAAGAAAGTCCTGATACCTTCTGGGCTTGGTATGATCTGATGCAGAATCAGGTGGAAAAGAGTGTCTTATTGAGTTCGTCCGAAGGCAACAGAAATATGCTGAAAGACACAAACTCTTTAATGCGTCTTGTCATGATGTTTAAAGACTTCAATATGCGCTCAAACAATGCTCAGTTTATGCGAATGATTCAACAGCATGAAGCTCAGGATGCCATGGCATTTGCTCTTTCTCTTATGACCAACACAGCCGCTTTTGCCGCTCGTAATGGCGCTAAGATGGCCACTCTGTATGCGCTGGGACAGACAGACGCCGCTAACTACCTCAAGGAAAACTATCTGAATGACAAGGCCCTAGCAAAGGCCGCATTTTTCCGAACAGGTTTCTTGTCGCCTATGGGTGTTGTAAATGATGGATGGGAAGCTATGTACGGTTCTCCTACAATCAGAACAACAGTATCACAGTATCGGAATAATCCCCCTAAAGACTTTGGGGACTTTGTGGGCAATAGTGTCCAACAGTTACCTGCTGTGGATACCTTGTCGGATATGACATGGAAACCAATTCGCAGTGCCTATCGACTAGCTACCAGCAAGGGGACACAAAAGGATTTGAGGACGTTATTAAACTTGGCGCCTATTCCTGATTTTATCCCCTATACACAGGCTATAGACACACTGGCAAAATTAAATAGTTTGAAAGCTAAATAAAAAGGAGAGTGATAGATAGTGGCAAACACAACAGGCTTTAAAGCTCGTGTGGAATATGAAGTTACCGATGGGACACAAAAGACGTATACGTTCCCCTTTTCATATCTCCGCAAGGAGTTTGTCATGGTGTCTATCCTTCACTCCGATGCTTCGGAAACAGCATTGGAGTATGGGGTAGACTACACAGTAAATGATTTATCTGTGTCTTTGACCACCCCTGCACAGGTTGGAGAACATATCATTATTTATCGACAGACAAGTACAGATAAGATTGTTACGTGGAATGATGGCTCTATCTTGTTGGCACGGGACATGAACACAGAAGATGCTCAGATGCTCCACTTGCAGGAAGAACAGCAGGACTATATTATGGCTCATGCTATTTCTACGAAAGTAACGAGTGATAAAGAAGTCCTTTGGGATGCATTGAATCATCGTGTCATTAACGTAAGTGACCCCAAAGACCCTCAAGACGCAGTAACGAAAAATTACATGGAAACTGTTCAGGGTGGTTTTGTAGCGGCCAATACAATTTTGGTACAGGAAGCAACGAAGCAAGCGTCCGCCGCAAAGTCTTCGCAGGAAGCCGCTAAGACCTCGGAGACAAATGCAAAAACTTCGGAAACCAATTCAGAAATCTCTCATCAAAAGGCGAAGAAGTGGGCAGAAGCTACGGATTCTCCAGATGGTGAAGTGGATACGGATAGTACCACAGGGAAGACACAGAGTTCTAAAGAGTGGGCTTTGTATAGCAAAACGAAGGCACAGGAAGCGGCAACGTCCGCAACGAACGCTAAGCATTCTGAGACAAACGCAAAGACCTCTGAAACCAATGCGAAAACCTCGGAAACCAATGCGAAGTCATCCGAAACGAGGGCAAAGACCTCAGAAACCAATGCAAAAACATCGGAAACTAATGCGAGTGCAAGTGCCTCTGCCAGTGCGTCTAGTGCTAGTGCGTCTGCTACGAGTGCCGCTAATGCGCATAATTCAGAGCTGGCCGCCGCTAACAGTGCTAAACAGGCCGCAGAATCCGCAGGTGTCTTTCAGGACTTTCAGGGGGCCACAGCGTCCGCAGATGGTATGGGTGGTAAAGTTCCAAAACCTTTAGCAGGACAGCAGGGGAGGTATCTAAAGGCGGACGGTACATGGAGCGACATCCCTAAAGTAACACCTAATACGCTATGGGACACCATTCATTCTTATGGGAATAACTATGCTCCTTCTGATACATCTAATAAAGGGTGGAATAAGTTAGGATTTTGTAGCATATATTATACGCAAAGCACCATAGATAACCAACCAACACAATATGGACAGCTTATTAATATTTCAGCTGATAAAAACGACGAAAGTACACAGTTGTGGATAGAACAAAATATAGGGCGTCTTTACTATAGAGGGGGTAATGCCGACCATCCTGTAAATGATACAAAATTTAAAGCTGTTGCTACTACAGATGAAGTTAGCAGTGTATTAGAGCGTTTAAGGGGAAACCATACGCCAGTCATTACAGATATATTTGACAGAGCAGGTACTATTGACCTGTCAGCTATGAGTGATTCAGATAAAGCATCAGAAAAAGCAAATATTAACAAAGCTAGAAATTCCATACAAAATATTTGGAATGACTCATTCGGTATCTATGCGTATAATGGTGGTCTTGGTATGCAGAACAGTTACCCTGCCGGTACCATTAAGTTAACTCAGAGCTACAAAGACTTTGACAAAATACTTATCAAAGCATGTAATGACTATGGTGATGTATTAGTATATAAAATGTGGGACGTTTGGGAACTTGCTTTTGCATTTGCTAATAGTTACAGATTTTGTATTTTAGGTTGGTCGAGTTTATATTGGTTTATTTATGGGGATACTTATCAAGGTACAGCTACAGATTATACTTTATCAACGGATACTGTTTGGTGTTGCAACAAGGAGAACTCTGGTATTGTAGCTATCTATGGTATCAAATATTAAGTATAACAATGAATAGGACTGTGTAGGGAAGAAGGTGTCTGAATAATGAAACGAAATATCATATCTAAGAAAGAAATAGAAGAATATTGTAGTATGCAAAAGCATTGTTTTCAATGCTCAGTATATATAGCATATAATGAATGTCCATTTGTGTTAAGGGAAAAGGAGCTAAAGAAGCAAAAGAGAAAGGGTGTGCTGTATAAGCTATTGCACGGGTATGTAAATAAACATAAAGTAGCTAAGTTACTATCAGATATTTTAAGGCGAAAGGGGGCATAGAAGGTGAAAGATTATATTTATCGCATGATGGATGAACGTCGTGCTTTAGCAGAGAAAATGTGTAAGTTGATGGGGTTTAGAAGTGATAACTCTAAGATTATAGACGATACAGAACGCTATTTATTGCGACGGCAGTCAGATGTGATGGATGCTTATATTGAAATTCTTGACGCTCGCATTTCCCATGCCATCTTAAAGGAACAAAAGGAAGATGAAAAATGAAACGAGGTACACTACATAAGATGATTAACACATTATGGAACTTATGGACAGCCACCGAGGTAAAGATTGGCTGTCTTTTTTCTATTGCTTGGTTGTGTTTCAATCAGCTTGTGGGCGGGGTGGATGAGCAGATTAATGCTTTGGTTGTCCTTGTGGCTTGTGACATTCTCACAGGCCTTTGGGCTTCCTTCAAACTCCATGCCTTTGCAAGTTCGATTGCGACACATGGCTTATATAAGAAGGCCGCTATGTTCCTTATCATTGGTCTAGGTGTTCTATTGGATTCAGCAATGCACACTCACATGGTACGGACGTTATTCATTGGAGCCTTTGCAGTGGTAGAGGCCCTTAGTATTGTTGAAAATATTGATCGTGTTGGTTATGGGCAGTACATCCCTAGCTTTATCAGGGGTGCGCTTGCTCAGATTGCAAAAGAGAAGAAGGTGGACAGATTAGATGACAAATAAAGTAATTGACGTTTCCTATTATCAGCGCAATATTGATTATGATGCTGTAGAGGCCGCAGGGGTTCAAGGTGTCATTATCAAAATTTCCGAAGGGTGTTCCGAAGAAGACACATGGGTAAGACACGCAGAAGAATGTAAATCTAGGGGTATCCCTTGGGGTGTCTACTGTTTCTCTCATGCTCAGACACCAGAAAGAGCAAGGGAAGAAGCTCAGACAATCTTGGAACTCCTTGGTGATGATGTGCCGCCTATGGGCATTTGGTACGATTGTGAAGCTGATGTATGTTTTGCAGAAGGTGTAGACACCACAGCCCTTTGCTCTGCTTTTATTGTCGCTTGCAATGAAGCAGGACACAGAGCAGGGATTTATACGTCAACGCTGAAATGTACAGATTACATGACAAACTCCATTCGGCCTAACTTACTTGCTGACTATGTACCGTATTGGATTGCAGATTACCGTGGATACAATGGGTTTTTGCAGGACTACCCTGATAAGCATGTAGCAGGTTGGCAGTGGAGCGCACATGAATATATTGGAGACACAGAGGTAGATATGAATGAATGGTATGAGGAGTTGTAAATGGATGAAGACAACAACAAAAAATATTCTGCAAAGATGGTGCTTGTGTCTTTCACTGTTGGTATGCTTTTGTGTCTTTCCCTCTGTGTCTACTTCTACAGTTCACGCACAGAGTCCGCAGAAAGTCGAAATGTCAATCGAACAATTCAACAGCTTACGACAGATGGTGACAGAGCTACAGAAGCAGTCAACAGCGCAGAAACAGGACTCACAGAAGCTCAAGACACAGCTAACAGAATCTCAGAAAGAGCTGACGAAAGCGCAAGTGTACTTGACCGATTACAAGCAGAATTTGACGACATTGCAAAAGCAAACGGACTCTCTGAATAAGTCGGTAAAGCGGATGGAGCGACAGCGTGATTTGGCTTGGGTCGTTGCAGGTGGCTTGTTGATTTGGGGGTGTACACGATGAGTAATAAGGTTTTAATGATGAAGGTCACTAAGACTTCCTTTAAACGTGCAATCCGCGAAAAATGCATGGACTGTTGTGCAGGAAACGATGCAGAAGTACGTAAATGTGAATTATTGAAATGTCCTTTATTTCCATACAGATTTGGTTGTAGCCCTGATTCTGCTATCAGGAGATATGGAGATAAGGTTAAAATTGTGTCTATCCCTTAATATCTTGAGAATAGAAGTTATGTAACTCCCTGTAGGTGTATTTACCTATGGGGAATTTTATTTTTACGTAGGAGGCTTATAGTGGCGATAAATAAGGTTTTATATAGTAGTGAAAATGAAGTGTGGGAGACACCACAAGAGTTATTTAATAGATTGAATGATGAATTTCATTTTGATATAGATGTATGTGCTACCTCTGAAAATGCAAAATGCTCTAAGTTCTTTTCACCCCTTGATGACGGTCTAGCTCAAGACTGGCAGGGTGTCTGTTGGATGAATCCACCCTATGGAAAAAAAAAATAGGAGCTTGGATGAAGAAAGCAATGGAAGCAGAGACAATCGTTGTCTGCCTCGTACCTTCACGAACAGACACAAAGTGGTGGCATGAGTACGCCATGCAAGCCTCAGAGATTCGTTTCATCAAAGGATGTTTGAAATTTGGAAACAGTAAGAATAGTGCGCCTTTCCCTAGTGCAATCATTATATTTGGGAAGACACACAAAGATTTAAAAGTATGTAGTATGGAGAGAGGATGATGATAAATGGCTAATTTTAATATTCCACAGGAATTGATTGACCGCTTGGCAACCGAAGAAGTGCAGGCTCTCTTAGAAGGGCTTGAGGATGAAGAACAACGTAAAAATCCTGCCTTCCTCGCAAAGGTACGGCAGTTCTTGAAAGACAACGATTTCAACACCACTGTTGAGATTGAAGGTGTCAAAGAAGTAAAACAGGAAGCCTCTAAGATTCCTGACTTCATGGAACTTGTGAAAGAAGGTTGATAGATTGAAATGGAGTGAAGCGGATGTCCAGAAGGCACGTGAACACTTCTGGGCCTTTGTCTATATTGTATGGCGGTCTATTGACCTTCCACAGCCGACACCCATTCAAATTGACATTGCAAACTATCTCCAGAACCCCCCTAAAGACCGTATCATTCTTGAGGGGTTCCGTGGTGTCGCTAAGTCCTTCTTGACATGTGCTTATGTAGTGTGGAGATTGTGGAAGGAAAGACAGCTAAAGATTTTGATTGTGTCTGCCTCTGGGGACAGAGCGGATGCGAACGCTCGCTTTATCAAGCGTATCATACAGACACTCCCTTTCTTGTCTGACATGATTGCAGACAAGGGGCAGTTAGACACACAGAATATCTTTGATGTTGGGGGTGTCGTTCCTGATATTTCCCCCTCTGTAAAGTCCATTGGTATCACTGGGCAGATTACAGGGACACGTGCAGACATTCTAATTGCCGATGACGTAGAAGTCCCGAAAAACTCAGCAACACAGCAACAGCGTGATAAGCTCTCAGAGGCCGTAAAGGAATTTGATGCTATCTTGAAACCGAACGGCCAGATCATATATCTCGGTACACCACAGACTGAATCAAGTCTGTACAACACCTTACAAGACCGTGGATATATTGCGCGTATCTGGCCTGTCTTGTATCCTCAATTATCAAGGGTAGAAGATAATTATGGTGATTCCCTTGCTCCCTCTATTTGGAACAAACTGAAAGCTGACCCTAGTCTTGAAGGGAAGCCTACAGACCCCTTGCGATTCAATGAGGAAGAAATTGCGAAGCGTTCCTTGTCTTATGGGAAAGCAGGGTTTGCTCTCCAGTATATGCTCAATACTCGGTTGTCGGATGCTGAAAAGTATCCGTTGAAGGTGTCTGATTTGATTATCACTAACCTTGATATGAAGGAAAGTAGCCTCAAATGGGCATGGGCAAAAGGCAGGGAACAGCTCTTGTCTGATATTCCCTGTACAGCCATGGCAGGGGACTATTACTACAGTGAGCTGTCCCGTAGTCCCGAAACGATGCCCTATCAGACAACAGTGATGGCTATAGACCCATCGGGTAGGGGTAAAATACGTCCTTGCTCCTACGTTAAAAAATGCGCTTAATTGCTGGAAACTCTTTCTAAGACAATCAGCAGCGAAGTCCTTTTATAAGGAAACGTTCAACGACTATTAGTACACCGCAATGGTTCGGTGGAAACAGCGCACTATCTTTTGATAGAAGATATAGTCTGAACACTATAGCAATATAGTGAGGTACCCTAACGATGTACCGTAACACTAAAAAGAAAAGAGAGTGATGTTATTGTTTAGAGAAAAAACAAGATTATATAAAGTGTACCATATCCATGAAGTAGGAAACAGAAATATACAGGAAGGTTATGTGGGTGTTACTCGCCGTAGTCTTTCCTATCGTCTTAGTCAGCATATGTGTAGCAAGAGACCTGTTGGCACAATTCTAAGACAACTGGGTAAGGATAATATTCAAATTGATTTAATTGCTATGTTACCAAAAGAAGAAGCATTAACAATAGAATATAATCTACGTCCTAAAATGCATATGGGGTGGAATGTAAGAGCAGGGGGAGACAGAAAAACAGTTCGTTGTCCTATTTGTGGTAAATATTTACAAAAACGCAAGTCAGGGACAGTATGTGCTGACTGTCTCCCTACTACTCTTCAAAAAGGGCATGTTCCTCATAATTATGGACAGGGTGAAAGATTCAGGCTTATTGCACCTGATGGTACGATGTATGAGCCTTTTTCTTTTACTGCTTTTTGCAGAGAGCATAATCTTTCACCCCAAAATCTACGTCAAGTGGCTAAAGGAAACCGACATCACTCAAAGGGTTGGAAAGCAGAACGCATAGGCTGATTGAAGGACGAAACAGTCTATGCAATCTTAAAGTACCTGAATGGCTATTTGTTCCTTATGGATGTAGGGGGCTTTAAAGAGGGATATTCGGACTTGACGCTGACTCAGATGGCAAATCGTGCTAAGTTCTGGGATGTGGATGTTGTAGTTCCCGAAGATAACTTTGGGGATGGCATGTTCACTAAGTTGATGACACCTATCTTCAATAAAATCCACCCTTGCGGCATTGAACCTGTTACCAATAGAGGGCAAAAGGAATTGCGTATGATAGACACCCTAGAGCCGGTTATGATGCGGCATAAGCTAATTGTGAATCGTCCAGTAGTAGAACAGGATTTTAAGGTCTTCCAACAGGACTATCATTATTCCCTGATTTATCAAATGACACGCTTATGTCGTGATAAGAACGCCCTAAGTCATGATGATAGATTGGATGCCCTGACTATTGGGGTGTCTTATTTTATGGAGCGCATGGATGTGGATGAAGATAGTCAACTTACAGAGCTGACAGCTGAACAGCTTGAGGATTGGCTGAATGAATCCGTATTGCCTAATTATACAAATAGTTCGCATAATAATAGATGTATAAAAGCTATTAGAGAGCTACATGATAATTAGACAGAAATTAATTGTGGCACCATTAAACAAAAAATTAATTGTGGCACCAACCGAAGAAAAGAGACGAAAAGTATATATAGTATCTAATAGAATCTATGAGGTTCTAGTCGGTTCTGACTAGAACCTCATATTTTATTATTATGACAGATATGGGACTAGAGATTCTTTAATGATGATTGTTGATGATGATGATAAATCAAAGAAAGAGATTCTTAAAGCTTCTTACTATTTTTTCATATCTCAAGTCTACTAAGATTTCCTTTAGTCTACGAAAGGAGCCTTATGGCCTATTTAAGTATTGATGTTGATGGTTTCACCTCAACTCCTTCTCATAAATGGGACACTCGCCTTACCTTCTCTCCTAAAGAAGTTTCAGAGATGCTAGGAGTTCCCTTGTCTACTGTTTACGCCTTGTGCTATAATGAATCCTTGAAAGCATTTAAGATAGGTACTCATTGGAGAATACACCGCAAAGGTCTATACGAGTTCTTGCGCCACTCGATAGACACAAGTATTACCCTTTAGCACCTATAAGCACTCACATATCTTATAAACAGCATGGTTGTCTTATTCTTGATAGAATATGGAATAAAATTATAAATAGCTAAGAACAGAGGAAAACCGCTATTTTTAGCCATTTATAATTTCATGTACTCGTGTCTATTTCTCATATAAGCACCTTATAAGCACTTACGTGTCTAAGACAACACTGGCCTCTTCGTCCATACTGGGGAGATAATTAAAGTAGATGTTGAGGGTAGTAACTACCGATGTGTGTCCTAATCTCCTACTGACAACCTTTGGGTTAATACCATGCTTTAAAAGCTGTGTTGCGTGATAATGTCTTACATCATGAAAAGTAAATCCCTTTGGGGCCTCAGCGGCCTTAAATACCCTGTTGGTAGCCAAAGACACCATAGCTCTTGTAACAGGCCTTGTAGGGGCTTTGGGACGCGAAAAAACATAAGCTCCTTCATGTGGCAGTGTGTCTAGCTCCTCAAAAGCCTTTGGGGTGACATGAATTGTCCGATAGGCCGCAGGGGTCTTTAATGGACTGTCTACACCCTTGATGTTTATTTGATTATTAATTCTGATCGTCTTGGTGTCTTTATCCACACAGTCCCATTTCAATCCTAAAAGTTCTCCTCGTCTCATTCCTGTAACAGAGGCAAAATAGAGGAGCACATAATACCAATGGGCATACTTTTCCGCTTCCTCTAGTATCCTATGGAACTGTTCAGGAGTGGGGAGTATCATAGTAGATGCCTTGGGTAAGACACGCTTGATAGGGATACTGGCTGTCTCCATTATATTCTCTTTGATATACCCTGCCTTCTTTGCTTCTCTAAAGAAGATAGACAATATAGCCTTCTTGGTCTTTAAGGTAGTTGGTTTATAATGATGAGGGGACAGGGACTTAAAGTAATCCTCAATCATGGTCTTTGTTATATTTTCCATCATCATATTTCCAAACACCTCTTTAAATGCCTTGATGTGCATTTTGTAAGACACGAAAGAGGACACAGTGAGTTTCTGTTCCTTGGTGTCTAAAAACTCATCACAAACGTCCTTGACGCTCTTAGACACACCCTTTGATACATCACCTATATTATATTTGTGTCTTATTTCCGTGATGGCGTCGATGACTTCTCGCTTGGTGTCTCTTGTTACCGACTTCCTCTTTTGCTTGCCATCAATACCCACTCCAATCGTGATGGTGGCTTTGTACTTCCCATTGGGTGTCTTGGTTATCGAACCTTCACCCTTATTTCGTCTTTGTCGTGTTCTTGGCATTGTGTGTCTTCTCCTTTCGGGTACGCTTAGAATCGCTTAGATACGCTTCGGACTTTAAAAATTCTAAAAAATCTGTGAGGCCTTACGTGTCGGGCTTCGAGTTCCGCTTTCCCCCGTATGGCCTTCGTTTCGGCCGCTTCACATCTTCACAGTACCTCTAGTACATTTTCAGTCTTTTCCGCTCTTATTGCACACCATGGCAACCTAGCCAGCCCTTATTGTATCGGCCATTACAATTTATAATACCCTACATCACTTACTATCAAGCTCTACCAACATTATACGTGCTTATAAAGTGCTTGTAAATACGTGTTTACATATGATTTTTATATGATACACACGGAACCGTGTAAGTATGTAGGGTGTTTTTTAGATAGTTAACTGAATCAACTGTATCTGTTTTATTTTATATATGAATGATTGTTCATATGTTTGTGAAGGGGTGTGCATGGGTGTGCATGGTTATCCGTTGTGTTTTGAAATTTTGTTCAATCGTGGTTTTACATGTGTTCTGTCATCTGTTGGTATCTTTACGGTATCACTTAGTACCTCTTAGACTCTCTTAGTACCTCTTAGTATCCTTGTAGTCGTCGCTACAATCACACTGTATAGTACATAATAAGTACGATGAGAAGACACAAAGACACACATAGATATTTATGATATGATAGGGATATAAAATATCATAAAGGGAGTGTTGGAAATGGTGAACAAAATAATTATTGCGTGTCTTCTATTAACTTTATTCCTTCTTTTTGTGACTTACTTTAAATATGTAAAGATGAAACAACATTTTTATTTATTAGAGGTTGCTTGTGTTTATGCTTTATACACAATCAATAATAAAGACAACAAACTTGATGTAGCTTTAATAATGACAATACTTAATTTATTTAAAATATCATTAGAAAATCATTATTTAGAAGAGATATGTATATATTTAGATATGCTTGATAAAGATACATCACAATTAAGAACAATAGAAAATATGAATAATGTTGTCTTTAATCAAAAACATGATAGATAGATAAATAAAAGGCCCTACATGAGCATTTACGCTTGTGTGGGGCCTTTTTGTGTCTTTATTTATTATCTTGTATGTATCTTTCTATTAACTGTCTGATCACTTTAGCTTGTGTCTGTGCTTTTTTATCCACTAACTGTCTAAACTCGTCTCGTACTTCTTTGGGTACACGTACTTGTATCATTACATCTTTGTGCTTGTCTTCTTTGCCTGTCATTCTTTTCACTCCCTTCTTATTTCTATATATGTGTGTCTTTTGATATACATATCATACCATGAAATGAGAAAGTTGTCTATAATAAATGGCTTAGTAATGCGGTTTTGTGTGTCTTTCTAAAATTTCTTTTGAAAAATGCTTGACAAAATGTATATCCACTGATATACTGTATACAACGAAAGGGGAACACAAGAAACACACTCCCCTAAAAATTTTTAACTAGTGTGTATATCCACTGATATACAGAAAGAGAGGCCCATATGTTAGAAGAAAGATTACAAGAAAAGATTTTAAACACGATTGATGAAATGTCCTACATTCAAACCTACATTTACAAAGAAAACAATTTAGACAGGTTAGAAAGTATAAACGACGGTTGGTTTGATAAGCGAAACATTTTACGCCTTTTACTCTCAATTCAAATTCCCGACAGGGTAGAAAGAAATACCGTCCTTGACTATATCTGTGACGGGATAGAAAGAAGAGCATGGCAAGAATTTGTAAACGCTGTCGAAACAAGGGACTAAAATCCCTTGTCTAGGAACGGCTGGCTACCGTCCTACCGATGAGACAAGCCATTTCACATAACGAAAGGGGTACACATTATGAGAAGTGAAACCATAACAATCAATGGGAAAACAGTTTATAGGGTATCAAAAGCACAAGCAAGACAATATTTTAAATTAGGGGCGACGCTTTATTTATACCCTGTCAATTTTAATCCTGATTCTATGTGGGCAGAATCGTATGAATTGAACAAAAAGACAATGAAATATGAAAGTTTTGATGATAATGTTTCTGCTTTTGAATATTACTGCTGTTATGGACAGGTAGGGACATACGCAAAATTTTTCACGGAAGGTATGATTTCAGCTTACAGAAAATAAGGGGGCTTTAACATGAGAATCACACATAAATTTTTAGATAACATGGTTAAAAATATCAATCACCAGACAGGAAGACAATACTATCTTGATTATGGTTATGGTGGTGTAAAGCTTGTACATGAATACGAAAATAATGGTTATACAGAAGAAAGTTACAGAGTAACAACAAGAGAAATGTATTACATTTTAGACGCTTTACAGCATTTTATTAAAAAATAAGAGTCGAAACAAGGGACTAAAATCCCTTGTCTAGGTAAGGCTGGCAACCTGCCTACCGATGAGACAAGCCATATTTAGAAGGGAGAAAATTATGGAACCTAAAATGATTTTTAAACCAACCGAAAAACAGTATCAAGTTTTGCAAGACGCATTTGATTATTTCAATGAAGCGCTGTTTAAAGACAGCCTGCCACAAGTTATGCTTACCCTCAATCGTGAACGTAACACGTTCGGCTATTACGTCCCGTCGATTTGGACGGATGACAAGGGGATTGAAAATTGGGGCGAAATTGCCCTAAATCCCGATTACATCCTCAAGGATGGCAAGCGGACGGACAAAGAAGTTTATAGCACCCTTGTTCACGAAATGTGTCACTTGTGGCAGGAATATGACGGCTCCGCGCCACGGCGTTGTTACCACAATAAGGACTTTGCGGAAAAAATGGAAACCGTGGGCCTTATCACATCTTCCGATGGTACACCCAACGGGAAGCGGACTGGACAGCATGTGACACATTATATCAAGGAAGGTGGGCCGTTTGATCTGGCTTTTCAGGCCATGCCGAAAGAATTGCTTATTCCTTGTCATACGCTTTTCGCCCTCAAGGGAGAAGCAAAGAAGAAAATCAAGAAAACACGCCCTAAAACGGTTACATACTTCTGCCCTAAATGCGGTGCAACCGTAAAGGGTAAGGAAAACACTAATGTTCTCTGTGGTGACTGCATGGAAAAAATGCTAGTCAAGACAGGACGAGACAGATAGAAATTGTATTAGCCAGTACAAAAAGCAAGGGGCTGTAAAAAGTCCCTTGCGACACTGGCAGAAACGGAGAAAGAACCATGATAAAACACTACTGGCACAAAATAGACGGCCTTGTCTACATCGCCTGCCTTATTGGCCTGTGTTGTCTAGCCAATTACATTGAGCATTTATAGGGGGAATAATCATGATGAAACAAATCACAGCACAAGAAGCCTTGCAAGCACATCTTCAAGGAAAAAGCGTTCTCTTATTGGGTACTGAATGGAATGATAGTGATGAAGCCTCATGTGCTATTGGGGGCCAGCTTGTCACGAAAGACGACGACTTTCAGAGTGAAGTTTCTAATTATCAGTTTTTCGTTTGCATGGATGGGGAAAGAGTTAGATTCTACCTCTTGTGACTAGCAAGGCAAACGAACGTTTGATACAATAATAGAATATCGAACAACTGTTCTAACTCAAGGCGTGTCTTTACCAACACGGCAGGGACACGCCATTTTTATACCCTAGGTATCGAACAAGTGTTCGTAGATAGATGATTGCTGTCTATCTTTATTATTTTTTAATCAAGCACCAAACGTATGTTTAAAATACTAACAAATATTTTGTCAACCTAAAAGTTTAATTGTGGCACCTATCGAAATAAATAAAAAATGTGTCACTTAAAGAAAGGAAGTAAATGCATATGAAAAAAATCAAGGGTACTTTACAAGAACAATTAGCACTTGAAAAAGAATCGAAACAGTTAGCGGAACAGGTATTAAAAGCTACTTATGCTCAAGCGGCCTTAGATGGTAAAGCAGGAGAAACAAAAGTAGGAAGCAAATTAATGGAACATGTATTTTCTGATTGCTATGACAACGTGAAAAACGTTTTATTTCCTCAGAAAAAAAGGGGAGTAGTGCCAAAATATCAAGGGGTTGTAAACCAACTCAAGGCCCTTTATGAAGGGGATGAAGACACACTAATTAAAATGAGTGTCACCACAATTTTAAATACGCTTATTGGTGCTGTCTTACATAGCGCAGGCGATACTTATACATACCTTGATTGCTTTATGGATGGGCTTGCGGACGATTTTAGGGAAGAAGTAACAAGTTACGAATACTTAAAAAATGCCACACGGCAGGACGGAGCCTTTTTTGAAGATGGTTTGAAACATCGAGGTCAAAAAGAATACAAAGTACAATATGCCCATAAAGCTTATAAAGCTATGGGATTTTCACCGCAAGAATTAGACACTACCAATTTATATAAATTGCTCCTTGTCTTAGTGGATGCGGTTTTAAAAGGTAGTGACTACTTTGAGTACAAAACAGAAGCAGAAAACAAAAACGGTAAACTAGGACAGCGTAAAGTCTTAAAGGCCGTCGACTGGCTTGTAGAAACATGGGAAAAAAGTATTGATATGCTTGCTTTAAATACATATAAATTCAATCCCTGTGTCGTACCCCCTAAACCGTGGAGCAGTGTATGGGAAGGCGCTTATTATGGTGCAAATGCTCTTTTTGCTCATTTTATCCGTGCCAACTTTAACCAACATAATGTTTATATGACACAGTATTTAGAAAAGTGTGAACAGCTTGACTTAACATGGCTTTTCAAGTGCGTTAATGCTTTACAGTCAACACCTTTTATAATCAACGAAAGAATCCTTAATACCATGGCGTCTATTATGGAGAACCATGGGGGCTTAGGGGGCCTTCCCAGAACGGACGAAACGCCCAAAATTCCACATTTGATTGACCCGACACCCGAAGAACTTGAAGCTCATAAAAAACGTCTTGTTGCTTATTACAAGCATGAAAGAGCTAGAGCATCCAAGGTGCTTAGAACAAATACCTCTTTAGGCTGTGCAAAGAAGTACAGCAAGTATGAAAAAATCTACTTCCCATGGAACTTAGACTATAGAGGACGTATATACCCTATGTGTCCTGCCTTGAATCCGCAGGGGGACGACACACAGAAAGCCTTACTCCTCTTTGCGGAGCCAACACCCTTGTCAAGTAACGAAGCCCTCAAGTGGTTTTACATTGCAGGCGCAGGCTTTGCAGGTCTTGACAAGATTCCCTTTGATGACCGTATCCAATGGGTACTTGATAATGAAGACAACATTTTACAGAGCGCCGCTTCCCCTTTAACGTATACATGGTGGGACGAAGTGGCAGGCGATGAGAGTCCCATGGAATTTCTGGCCTTCTGTTTTGAATTTGAAAGACTCCGTGTCTATCAATCTGATCATGACGGGTCTGCTGTGGGATTCAAGTCGGGTCTTCCTATCAGCTTTGACGGAACCTGCTCAGGCTTACAACATTTCTCCATGCTCCTCGCCGATGAAATAGGGGGCAAGAACGTTAATCTAATTCCCGACGAAACCGTCCATGACATTTATCAAGTTGTAGCGGATAAGGTGAATGTTGTCTTACATCAAGATGTCATTACAGGGACGGCAGACGACTACAAAAAAGACAAAAAAAATGGCGAATATGTACTTGACAGCAACGGTAAAAAGTGCATTGTGTACGGTACAAAAGAGTTGGCTACAGAATGGTTGTCTTATGCACAACAAAAGTTTGGTACAGATGGTATCAAGCGTAAAGTGTGCAAACGCTCCGTCATGACTCTTGCCTATGGAAGCCGTAAATATGGATTCTCCGAAAATCTCAAGAGCGACATTATCAAGCCATGGATTGACGAACATAAAGACAACACGATTTTCTTGAGTCGCTCACAGGCCGCAAACTACATGGCAGGTCTTATTTGGGATGCTGTAACCACAACGGTTGTAAAGGCTGTTGAAGGGATGGAGTGGCTGAAAAAGATTGCAGGCATGGTTGGTAAGAACGGAGAGGCTGTAGCATGGACAAGCCCAAATGGCTTACCGATTCAACAGAACAAGTTTGTACCTAATATTGAAACATGTAAGATGCGCTTTAATGGGGGTTTCATTCGCTTATACGTCCCTAAAGAGGGTACAGATATAGACACACGAGGACAAGCACAAGCAATCGCACCGAACTTTATCCACTCTATGGATGCTTGTCACATGCAACGAGTTATCATGAATCAGGCAGAAAAGGGGAACAATAATTTCTTTATGATTCATGACAGCTTTGGTACAGATATGGAACACGCAGGGAGCATATTTAAGGCGATCCGCACCGAATTAGTCAACATGTACAAAGGACATAATTATTTAGAAGAATGGCTGGATGATGTAGAATATCTTTTACCCTCGAATAAAGAAGTACCTGAACTTCCAACAAAAGGAAATTTAAATCTTGATGAGGTGATAAACAGCAAATACTGCTTTGCATAAATATTATATAGTTTGTAATTGTGGCACCTAACGAAGAGAAGAGAAAAGAACTATAAGATACTTAAAGTAACTATATATACTTAAAGATACTTTAAGATACTTATAGTTCTTTTATTATTAATTATTGATGATAATTAATAATTAATATAAATAATTTAAGTATTTCTCTTTTTGTATGTCTTTTTCTCTTTGTAGCAAGACACACATTTAATTGTGGCATCTAACGAAGAAAGAAAGTCTTTCAAGGTGTGTCTTTTTAATTGTGGCACCTAACGAAGAAAGAAAGTCTTCATTTTCTATTTTGCTTTTGAAAGGAGCATAAACAATGACAGAACAAACAACACGCAAGCGAAGGAAGACAACCACAAACAATAAATCTTTAGTGTCTTTAAAATTCGCACGTATTACACCTGACGCAAAAGCACCTTATAGGGCTACGGCGTCATCTGCTTGCTATGATGTCTTTGCAAATGACACAGTGACATTATATCCGCAACGGGGTCAGGACAAAGCTTATAAAGTCCCCGCAGGCGTAGCGTTTGAGATTCCCGAAGGATATCATTTAGAGGTCTATGTACGGTCTTCTACAGGTCTTAAAACAAAACTGAGACTAGCAAATGGCACAGGGATTGTTGATAGTGACTATGTCGATGAATTGTTTTTGCTTGTTGAAAATATCGGAAGTAGTGTTACAAGAATCAATAAAGGGGAACGTATCGCACAGGTTATGCTTGTAGAGAACGTTCAGACTGAATTAGTAGAAGTGGATTCCCTTACAAAAGAAGGGACACACGAAGGATTTGGAAGCACAGGAAAGGACTAGAGGAACCATGAGAGAAATTAAAGTAGGCGACGACGTTATCATTACTGATGTTCGTAATGTCTTAGGTAATAATGACAAGACAAGTGATTCTGTAGAGGAATACATGGCTAAAGTTGTATCTATTATACACGGTGATAGTGGTAAGGATACTGACAAAAAGGTTGGCTATGACTGGTTGGATGGTGAACTTCATGTGTTAAAGATGTTTGAAAATAACATTAATATCTATGATACCGTGTGGGTGGATATGTCTAATTGGGGGGCTACGCCGCCACCGCACGAAAGTGGTTATGCAGTAGTTGTTGACGCGTGGGAGACTCCTAACACCGATGCAGAAAGCTCCAAAGTAATATATGGTGTACGGTTCCGTGGCAGTGATGACGTATTCGTAGTTAAGGCACAGCGTGTCTCCCGTATCCATGAGGATGAAGACACGCAGGAAGACACTATGCATGATAAACATTATCGTGAGACTGTTGTAAATCCTATTCTTGTCATGCAGGCTTTATTTAGTCACGATGAGTTTATCGGCTTCCTCAAGGGCAATATCCTTAAATATCGGCTCCGTATGGGTCATAAAGGCACTGAGGAAGATATGAAAGCTGATTATGATAAACTTTGTGTCTATGAAATGTGGTTAGATACAATCAAGAACGGGGACCGTATCGTATTGTAATGACCACTACAAAAAAGGAGAAATAACCATGATGGAAACCATGAACAAACCTTATGTTGCCTATGCAAACAAGCTCATCCGCTTTTTATATGGCGGGACTTATGATAATGATACCTTGTGTCTTTTAGGCGTCATCGCCGCTAAGTCCCGCAGGAAGCATGTAAAGCTTGAAGACGGCATTAAGACAGCCATAGCGGATTTACTACTCGAAAATTCCGACGGCATGATTTTAGTTACTCGTGCAAGTTTATTATAAAAGAGGAGAAATGAAACATGAATATGAATGATGGTGTAATTACAGGGAAAGCTATGTGGTGTCATTTAGCAGACACAGAAACTTTTAATGGTACAGACACAAACAAATATAGCATTACTCTTGTTCCGTCTGTTGAAGACATGAATAATCTGATGCAGGAAGCCCAGACGGTGTGGGAAGAATTTAAAGAAACACTCAAGAACAAGAAGTTCGCCGCAGAGCCTAATATGGGGTCGTTCCGTGAAGATGACAAGGGCGACGTAAGTGTTAAATTTGTTACTAATGCTCATATTGTCACGAAGGCAGGTAAAGAAATTGACAAGGTTGTTCCTGTATTTGATGGTGCTGAGCGGCCTGTTACTAGCAAAATCAAGCGTTCTATTGGTAATGGAAGCGTCGTTGCTGTCGCCTACCAGCTCTTTCCGTATTACAATACATCTAAAAACTTTGGTGTGTCTTTCCGCTTACAGGCGGTACAGCTGTTGAAGTACGTTCCGTATGGTAATGGGCAGGATGCAAGCTCTTTCGGCTTTAAGAAGCATGAGGATGCCTTTGATTCTACGTCTGTCATTGATGACGATGAAGAAGACACACGTTCGGATGTAGATGTACCATTCACGGACGGTTCGGATGACGGTGAAGATTTTTAATCATAACATACCGTGGGTCGCACGGGAATCTACGCCTGTGGAGAGAGTGTAAGATGCCACAACTCTTTGGAGTCAGTGGCGCTGTTCTCGTTGAAGCAGGAAGCTCCCGCCTATAGAGGTGGGAGTACGTTCACAGTGTGGTGATAAGACCTGAAACGAAGTTTTTGTAATTGGGGTGGTGGTAAGACCTGAGACGGAGTTTTTGTAATGGGGGTGCGTATACATACAGACCACCTAAAAAGAGAAGTCATTTTGAAGACACCATTAGCGCACAAATTCAGGAGCTAAAGAAGCAGGAAAAATATGAGATGTACTACATCAACTATGAAAAACCTGCCACACAGCATAAGTATACTCCAGATTTTGTGTTGCCGAATGGAATCATTATAGAAGCAAAAGGGATTTTTGAGAGGGAAGACAGACAGAAACACTTGCTTATCAAGTTGCAATATCCTGATTTGGATATTCGGTTTGTCTTCCAAAATCCGAAGTTGAAGTTGTATAAAGGCAGTAAGACAACCTATGCAGATTGGGCGGAGAAAAATGGATTTAAATACTCCACTAGACAGATTCCCGACGCATGGTTTAGAGAAAAGAAGAAGCCTATGAAAGGTCTTATCCCTAAAAAGAAAAAGTAAGGGGGTGAGAACATGAATTTGAAGTACAAAGAAAGAGAGGAAACTAACATGGTGCGTGTCTTGTTTGAACCGAAGGTGAAGACCATTCGGGAAATTTATGTAGAACAGCGACGAGAAGGTCTGTTCAATATCGGGTATCACCTGATCGTGATGCCGAATGGTGAAGTGAAAGAAGGGATTCCCTTCCTCGCTTACGGTGACTATAGACTCGCTCATGCGAAAGATTCCGTCTATGTGCTGTTGGTTGGTTGTGCCTGCGAAAAGGACATGTCCGATGCACAGCGCAAAACCATGAGGGACATTAAGAACAAATATGTCCTTGATGTACACTATGGGGACGACTAGTTATGTCGGAAATTGTACAGGCGCATATTCCGTGTCCATATTGCGGTAGTCATGATGCCGCTACGCTGTATGATGACGGGCACACATATTGTTTTAGTTGTCATCATACAGAATTCCCGAAAGAAGGTATAGAGGTGGCTAAACATTCCATTATTCTCCATGAGGACATGGAGTTTAAGACACTACGTGCTAGGGGTCTGTCTGCTGAAACATGTGAGCGTTATGGCTATTATGTTACAAAGACACAATTGGGAACCGTTCAAGTCGCAGAGTATTGTGATGAGGACGGTTCTGTTCTTTTCCAGAAGTTACGGACAAAGGACAAGAAGTTCTATTTGAACGGTACTTCTGCTTATAGATTTTTTGGACAGAATCTTTTCCATAGTGGCAAGAAACTTGTCATTACAGAAGGTGAGATTGATTGTCTGACCGTGTCACAGATGGGTGGTAACAAATGGCCTGTTGTGTCCTTACCTCACGGCTGTACATCGGCTAAACGTACCTTTAAAGAAAACCTCGAATGGTTAGAGTCCTTTGATGAAGTCATTGTCATGTTTGACATGGACGCTCAGGGACGAAAGGCTGTTGAGGATGTGCAGGGGATGTTGTCTCCACACAAACTAAAGATTGCAGACCTACCCGAAAAGGATGCCAATGCGTGTCTTGTAGTGGGTAAGGGAGACGCAATCATACAGGCCATCTTTACCGCAAAGGAATATAGGCCCGATGGGATTATCAATGCCGCTGATATTGAAGATGAATTTTTCAGTGATGACACAGAAGCTCAGTGTTACGACTATCCATGGTGTAAGGGGCTGAAAAGTATCACGAAGGGCCTCCGTAAAGGGGAGCTTGTGATGCTGACAGCAGGCACAGGCATTGGGAAGTCTACAGCGGCTCGTGAGATTGCCTACAAACTCAAGGTGAAGGATGGACTGAAAATTGGGCTTGTCTTTCTTGAAGAAAATCCGAAAAAGACACTCCGTGAGTTGTTGTCTATCCGTGTTGAAAAACCTCTGTCTATTATGTGGGGTAGTGTAGACAAGGATAAGTTAAAGACAGCCTATGAAGAGCTGTTCAGTGATAAACGGTTTGTCCTCTATGATCACTTTGGTTCGATTGAGAGTGGGAACTTGTTGTCTCGTATCCGCTATTTAGCCGTAGCGGAACAATGTGATTTTATCATCTTCGACCATATCTCTATTGCTGTATCTGGTATGGATGAAGGTGGAGATGAACGGAAGACCATTGATAAATTGATGACACAGTTAAGGTCACTTGTTGAAGAAACGGGTGTCGGGATGATTGTTATATCCCACTTAAAAAAGACAAGTGGTGAAAAATCCTTTGAAGAAGGTGGAATCATCTCGCTTGATGACTTGCGTGGTAGTGGTACATTGAAGCAAATACCCGATGAAGTATTAGCCCTAGAACGCAACCAACAGGCAGAGGATGAGTCCGAAAGAAACTTGATTAAAATTCGTGTCTTAAAGAATCGCTTTGCAGGTTCAACAGGGCTTGCAGGGTATCTCCATTGGGATAAGGACAGACACAGATTACTAGGAGAGGAAGATGAATCATGTCAAGAGTTTTAAAGTACCCTGTTGTTAATACAGATATTACATTCAACGAATTGCCTGATAAAATGGCCTATGCGCTTGAATTAGGGGCTTGCAAACAACATTGTGTTGGTTGTCATAGTCCAGAATTACAGAACGAAGATGTGGACTTAACGTCCCTTCTTGATATTTTAGAAGAAGCACAGGACGCCGTTGATGCAGGGGCAAACGCTATTGTTGTAATGGGCGGTACAAATAATAAGCATATCACAGATGAATCTTTAATCGCTCTCCTACGTGATTTGGCTTTCATTGCTCCTACAGGTTTGTACAGTGGGAGTGATGATGAAGACCATGACAAGATGATTGCAGTTGAAGGGCATTGTACTTGGTTGAAGACAGGCCCTTATGTTGCTACATTGGGTGGTCTTGAAAGCACACGGACAAACCAGAGGTTCTATCGAATCACGGCAACCTATCGTCTTGACGCACAAGATAATTTAGTTGATGGTCGTCCATACTTCCTGGATGAGACACACAAATTTTGGAAGAGGGTGTAGAATGTTACCTAATGTTGATTTAAAAGAAAAGATTAAATACATCCATGATTATATGGTGTCTTCCAATGCCGCTACGGCCTCTAAGGTAGATGCGAACAGTAATGTTACTCAGAAGACGATTGCAGGCTTGGAAGCGGAATTATTTAAGCCAGATACTATTCAGATTAACCGTAAATTGGTTAAAGACAAACTGACTCAGATGTTTGGCGAAGACATGGCAACGGCTTATGAAGAGGACCTTGCAAATCATTATATCTATACACATGATGAAACATCTTTGAAACCTTATTGTGCCAGTATCACTTTGTATCCCTTCTTGTTGGAGGGTACGAAGTGCTTAGGCGGTGTGTCTAAAGCACCGAAGAACTTGCAGAGCTTTTGCGGTTCCTTTGTCAATCTTGTTTATCAGATTGCAAGTAATTTCAGTGGAGCTATTGCTACTGTTGAGTTCCTTCACATGTTTGACTACTTTGCACGGAAACAGTGGGGCAAAAATTACCTTGGTAAACACTTTGAAGAAGTCAATCAGGAATTTCAGGGCGTTGTCTACGCACTGAATCAGCCCGCCAGCGCACGAGGGGACCAGTCTGTCTTTTGGAATGTGAGTGTGTTTGATCATGATTACCTGAAAGAAATGTTTGGTGGTTTCTACTATCCAGACGGTACACAGGTAGACATTGAAAGCACCTATCGGTTGCAGTTGCATTTCTTGCGATGGTTCAGACAGGAACGAGAAAAAGAGTTGTTGACGTTCCCTGTTGTCACCGCCGCACTCTTGACCGATGGCAGAGGTGGTTTCAAGGATAATGATTTTATGCAGACACTAGCAAAGGAACAGGAACAAGGTCTTTCCTTCTTTGTCTATATGTCTGACAAGGTGGATAGTCTTGCGTCTTGCTGTCGTTTGCGCAATAAATTGGCCGACAACACATTCAGTTATACGTTGGGTGCAGGTGGTGTTGTTACGGGTTCTGCTCGTGTCATTAGTTTGAACATCAACCGTATCGGTCAATGTGGTATTAAGCTTGACGAAGTAGTGGACAGAGTACATAAGTACCTGTTGGCCCATCGTGAAGTGTTGAAAGGCTATATTGATGCAGGTTTGCTCCCTGCGTACACACAGGGCTTCATGGACATTGATAAGCAGTTCTTGACCCTTGGTGTGAATGGTGTCTTGGAATACTTTGAGTACCTGAGAGATAAGAAAGGTACTGTGACAGACAAGGAATATCTTAATTATTTACAGTCCTTGTTGTCTTTCCTTACGATGTCTAATAAGGCCGCTCTGTCTGAGTATGGAGTCCGCTTCAATACTGAGTTTGTTCCTGCCGAAAATCTCGGTGTTAAAAATGCTAAATGGGATAAGGAAGCAGGTCTTTATGTACCTCGTGATTGTTACAACAGTTATTTCTACCCTGTAGAAGACACGAAGGTGAATGTACTTGATAAGCTCAAATTGTATTCAAAGGACATTGTTCAGTACCTTGATGGGGGTTCGGCGCTCCATCTGAATCTTGAACAGATGTTGAGTGCAGAACAGTTTGTCCATTTGTATAAGCTTTGCTCTAAGTATGGTGTACAGTATTGGACAACCAATGTCTTGTGTACGATTTGCAATGAATGTGGCTACATCAATACAGACACAGAAACCCATTGTGTGAAATGTGGGAGCACGGATGTTGATTATGGTACTCGTGTTATTGGGTATCTGAAACGCATTAGCAACTTCTCCGAAGCAAGACAGAAGGAAGCAGGAAAACGATTCTACCACCATTTAAAAAAGTAAGGGGGTGTCTTGATGTGGTTTATTAAATTCTATGATGCCTTGTGGCGAAAGCTGTATCAGTGGAGCATTAAGGTACAGGCACAGCGACAGAAGAAAATTAGTTTGCTTGCTGATAAAAAGAGAGAGCTTGCGAGTAAGCTCCGTAATGAGGCTTTTAATCTTGATACAGAGGCAGAAGATTTAGAAAAGTTACGATAGAAAGGATGGTTCTATGTTAGTCTTTGATATTGAAACGAACGGCTTATATGCCGACGTTACGAAGCTGTTCTGCCTGAGTGTCTATGATACAGACACACAGGAAATGAAGCAGTATGATGATGTACACGCAGAGCAAGGTGTCCATGATTTGTATGATGCATGGAAAAGAGGGGCGTGTCTTTGTGGACACAATGTTATTAACTATGACCTTCCCACCTTGGCAAAACTTTTTCCGTGGTTTGAGATTACACACGACATGCATAAGGATGTAGTAGACACCCTTGTTTTGTCACGACTCATCTATTCTCATATCGAAGACATGGATGCAGGACTTATCCGAAAGAAACAGCTACCCTCGAAGCTGTATAAATCCCATAGCCTAAAGGCTTGGGGGTATCGTTTAGGGGAACTAAAGGGTACATATGGAGAGGAAGAAGATGCATGGGCTTGTTACAATCCTGAAATGCTTGCTTACAATAAGCAGGACGTAGTTGTAACGGTAAAGCTCTATGAAAAGCTGGCTTCATACGATTATGCACCAAAGGCCATAAAGCTTGAACATGAGGTAGCATGGTTGATGTCTAAACAGGAAAAGAATGGCTTTCCTTTTGACCTTGAAAAGGCAAAGGAATTGGAAGCTACCTTGCGTTCCAGAGCAGGTGTATTGACAGCGAAACTAATTCAGATCGTACCTCGTGTACCTGATAAGATTTTCGTACCGAAAAGAGACAACAAACGCCTTGGCTATAAAGCAGGGGTTCCCGTTCAGAAGTATAAAGACTTTAATCCGAATAGTAGACAACAGATTGAATGGCTGTTGCGGACGCATTACGGTTATTCTCCATCGAACATTGATTGTTATGATGTGGAAGACACGGATGCAGATGATGTTGACTTGTCACAATGTCGATTGAAGATTGATGATGAAAGCATGAAATTCATGAAGGAAGACCCTCAAGCTCCCGATGAAGTGAAAGCTATGGTGTCTGTCCTTGAGGAGTCCTTAATGCTCAAAAAGCGTTTGGGGCAACTTGCAGATGGCAATAATGCTTGGTTGTCTATGATTGGAAAGGATGGGAATATCCATGGTTCTGTTATCCCTAATGGGGCTGTTAGTGGTCGTGCTACTCATTCCAGACCGAACGTCGCACAAGTACCACATGTCGGCAGTCCGTATGGCAAGGAATGTCGGGAACTCTTTAGAGTACCTGACGGATGGTGGCAAGCAGGGATAGATGCTTGTGGTCTTGAACTCCGTTGTCTTGCCCACTTCATGTACAAGTATGATGGGGGCCAATATGCCCATACAATTTTGAATGGTGATATTCACACGATGAATCAGAAAGCCGCAGGATTGCCAACACGCAATCAGGCGAAGACGTTTAACTAAATGGGCGTCTATAAATCCATTGAAAACGGTGAACATCTTAGGAATAAGACAATACCGTGCTAAGGCAAGAGGTGATTATATGACAAAAGAAGAATACTTACATAAACTGTTACGTGATTGGAATAAACCTAAGAAAGAACAGACAGCAACTCCTTCTAAGTATCCACAAGGCTATTTCAAACCTAAGAGATGTAAGAAATGCCATAAGGAATTTATCCCTAAAGCACCCTCAGAACTTTATTGTTCAGATGAGTGTAAAAACTATGGGGTAGCAGATGCTTATTACAAACGTGTCTACGGGATATCTTTAGATGGATATTTGGAAATTGCAGAGTCACAGAACTTTGTATGCAAAATTTGTGGTAAAGAGAATTTTCCGATGGGTACTAATCATTCAGGGTGTCTTGTGGTTGACCATGATCATGAAACAGGAAATGTGAGAGGCCTTCTTTGTCATAATTGTAATAGAGCATTAGGACTGTTTCAAGAAGATTCGTCCTTGCTACAAAATGCTTATCACTACTTGCAAAGTGTAACGACTATCCCGAAAGGGAGTACCTCTAAGCAGAGGGAAGCGGTGGATACAGAGGCTTCTGTAAAGAGATAGTCTGTTCTATATGGTGACATATAGCAGTTCGTTTTGAACGCTATGAGAGTAGCGAACTCATGGGAACATTAAAACATTTACGCCTATTTATATGGTGCAGGGGATGCAAAGATTGGAAAAATCATAGGGGGTACAGCAGGACAGGGGAAGCAGATTAAGAAGAAATTCAATAAGGCTATCCCTGCCATTGCGAAGCTCAGACAGGCCGTAGAAAATGCGCTTGTCTATCCTATTGATTTTAAAAGCACACATGGGAAACCTAAAGTCACATGGAAACGTCATTTCCTCTATGGTCTTGACAGACGCAAACTACATGTAAGAAGTCCTCACAGTGCCTTAAATCTGCTCTTGCAATCAGCTGGCGCTTTGATATGCAAGAAGTGGATTGTCACGACAGAGGAGCGATTATTGGCGAGAGGATTGAGACATGGATGGGAGGGCGATTTTGCATTGATGGCTTGGATTCATGATGAGCAACAGATTGCATGTCGTACCGAAGAGATAGCAAAGATTGTGTGTGAAGAAGCGCAACAGGCGATGAGAGACACACAGGAATATTTCAACTTTCATGTCCAGTTGGATACAGAGGGTATCATTGGTCATAATTGGTTTGATTGTCATTAGGGGGTATTTTATGTACGCAAAACGTATCCGTTGTAAAAAATGTGGCCGTACCTTGGTTACAGGCTGTGCAAAGAATGTAGAAGAGATTACATGTTCGTGTGGACATGTCACATATCCGCAGTCCGCAGAGATGAAAAAGGAATTGTCTAAGAATGAAAGGAGACACAATAAATATGAAAAAGCATGATTATAACATCATTGATAACACATACGTCTATGGACTTGATGAATCTATTGTAGCGTCTGGCTACCCTATGGCGGATAAAATCAATCCGTGTAATTTAGAAACACGTGGGGCTACCAATGGTGATATGAAACGTGCTGTACGTCTTGGTAAAGCACCTGCTGGCAGTGGTCATGATTGTTACCTTAAAGGTATCATTGTCCAGTTTGATTTGACGCTTACAAAACAGGCGTGGCCCGAAGCACAGCGTTATCATTTTCTTGATTTTGTGTCTTCCATGTCCGCTATGCACATGCTGGCAAAGATGGACGTTCGCTTCATCTCTTATACAGACCGTAAAATCATTGATTTGTTCCTTGATATCGTGAGGGACTACAATCAGAATCCTAGTGAAGAAAACTGGCGACGTATGATCTACAGCTATCCTAGCGGCCTGTTGCTGACAGCTCGGATGACAACGAACTACTTACAGCTCAAAAACATCTATGCACAGCGAAAGAATCATAGACTCCCTGAATGGAAAGTTGTTTGTGATTGGATTGAAGCGCTTCCGAAAGCGAAAGATTTGGGGGTGGTCTAATGACAGCGATGCATACCATTTATGGAGACAACAGTAAATTCCTCAAGGAACGCCATATGCAGGTGACAAGAAACCAGACTGTCTATGATACTATTCGTGGTCGCTTGGCTCTGAATGATGGTTATTGTCCTTGCCAGCCTAGCAAGACGAAAGACACCATTTGCCCTTGTAAGTACATGCGTAACTACAGTACATGTCGTTGTGGTCTTTATGTCCCTGCTACGGATGAAGAGGAAGACGCAAATGTATAAGCCGATGAAGAAACCTATCACAATCCTTGTGGATGCTGACATGGCTGTGTATCGTGCCTGTTCCTCTTGTGAATGTGAGATTAACTGGGGTGACGATATTTGGACGCTTCATGTAGATTTCAACGAAGCCCTTGCATACTTACAAGACCATATGGATGCTTGGATTCAGAGGGCCTTGGAGCTTGACCAGTATTCAGGGAATGTAAATGTTGTCTATGCTTTTTCGGATGATGACAACAACTTTAGAAAGAAGCTGTTGCCTACATACAAGCTGAATCGTGTTGGTAAAAGAAAGCCTGTTGCCTATCATGCACTTAAACAATGGGTGCGTGATAATTGGGTGTCTGAACAATTAGACACCCTAGAAGCAGATGATGTTATCGGCCTATTGGCTACAGGAAAGTACAAAGGAAACAACATCATTATCTCTGCTGATAAAGATATGCAGACGATACCAACAAAGATTTATAACTTCCTGACAGACACCTTGGTAGAGGTGACACAGGAAGAAGCAAACTATAATCTGCTCTATCAGACTCTTGTAGGGGACACAGCGGATAACTACACAGGTTGTCCGAAAATTGGCAAGGTGAGAGCAGAACGTATTTTAGATGATAATCCCACATGGGAAGCTGTTGTTGAGTGTTTTAAAAAAGCAAACCTTACAGAAGATGATGCACTCTTACAGGCTCATGTGGCACATATCTTACAGAATGGAGATTATGAGAAAGGAAAGGTAAAATTATGGACACCTCAAAGTTTACACTCGTGAAGGATGTAACACTTGACGATATGGAAATTATTGTAACAGCCATTACACATAAAGCAGATAAAAATCCGACGCCTTTGTTTAGACACAGAAAGTCCGTTCAGGATTTAGCACAGCAGATGTGGAAAATGCAGAAGCTTGGCACATTAGCTGTCTTTGCAGATGAACAGGGGAAATATGCAGGTATTTTAGCTTGCAATGTGGTCAGGCTTTGGTGGATTGATGGCCCTGTATTGGTGGAAGATTTGGTGGCTTCCATAGACACAAAACCTAATGGCTTTGGACGATTTGCAGTCCAGCTATTGGAGGACATTGCACGTGATAATGAATGTGTCATGATCTGCTCAGGTAGTAGCATGGTTCAAGACACGCCGATTGTTCGTAACATGTATAAGAAACACGGCTTTGTTGTCTATGGCGAATCCTATTTGAAGGAGATGGATTAGATGATTATGCATGATGAATTACCTTTTGTCCCTCGTGATGTCGTGGATTATCTAAAGGCTATCTACACTCCTGATTTCTTCATCAATGCAGATGTAGACAACAATGATATTCGTATGGGGTACATGCAGGGGTGTACTGAAATTATTTCCGTTCTTCATAATCTCGCAGAAAGGAAGGACTGATTATGTCTAGTGGTGGTTGGTTGGGAAGTTTACTGAGTCTTCCCATGAAGATTATCTCCAGTATCACAGGAGCAGGAAGTCAGACCTATAGTGCATCAGATAACTATAGTCCGACAGTAAAGGCATCTGACTTGGTGTCTAGTACAACAGCGCAGACACCTGATGCACCTGTAATGGGTGATGATACAACATACTCTCAGAAGAAAAGAAATAAACGTGGACTGTCTAGCTTGTATGTAAATAATGGTACGAGTGGTACAGGTTCCACAGGGGATTATACAGGAAGGAGTGGTCTTTAATGTCGAGTGGCGGTTGGTTAGGACACACGGTGTCTAACGCATGGCATGGTATTACAGGGGTCGTAAAGAACACCGTAGGCGCTGTTACAGGGGGTATTTTAGGTGGTTATCAAAATAGTGTAGCAGGGAGTGACCAGCAGGTTGTAGTTACTCCTAGTGCCGCCCCTGCTCCCACAGCAACGGAACAGGCTGAATATGATGCCGCAGTGCAGAACCAGAAAAAGAAGCGTGGTAAAAACTCGCTCTATGTTTCCTCGTCTGCGGGTTCCAGTGGTAGCGGTTCAGGTATTAACTTATGAGTAGTAGCGTAGACACCAATACATTTTATCGGACAGATACCGCAAAATCTCGTTATGATAAATTGGTGTCCGATAGAAAGGTGTATGTAGACAGAGCGGTAAAGAACGCAAAGATTACGATTCCTATGCTGTTCCCTGATGAAAATGCTACCTCTACCACAGAGTATGAGACACCCTATCAGAGCATTGGGGCTAGAGGTGTCAATAACCTTGCGGCTAAAATTATGCTTGCTTTGTTCCCACCAAATGAGCCTTTCTTCAAATTGGAGCTTGGGGACATGGCTAAACAGCAAGTAGCACAGCAGGGTGACACCTCAGCGATGACAAAGATTGACAAGCTCATGGGGGCTATTGAAAGACAGCTCATGGACTACATGGAAACTAATCGTTGTCGTATCACTATCAGCGAGGGTGTCTTACAGCTCATCGTGGCAGGTAACTGTTTACTGTATCTGCCCCCTCAGACAGGCGGTATTAAATTATATCGTCTGAATAACTATGTGGTTGTTCGAGATGGTACGGGTAATTGGATTGAACTGATTGCGAAAGATAGCATTAGTTATGCCGCCTTGCCCCCCGAAGCACAGGCGTGTGTAGAAGGTACAGACGTTTCACCAGACAAGAATGTAGAGCTTTACACTCATGTATATCTTGCTGATGGTGAAACCTTTGAAATGTATCAAGAGATTGAAGGGCAGATTATCAAAGGTAGCGAACAGGAATTTCCTAGGGATAAGGTTCCTTGGATTCCCTTGCGACTCCGTAAGATGGATGGAGAAGCCTATGGTCGTTCCTATGTGGATGAATACTATGGTGATTTGAAGTCCCTGAACTCTATCAGTAAATCTATTGCCGAAATGGCGACGTTGTCTGCTTTCGCATTGTTCCTTGTGAATCCTTCTTCTCAGCTCCGTGTCGATAAGCTGAAAGACGCACAGAGTGGGGATTTCTTCAAAGGGAAGGAAGGGGACATTACTGCTTTCCAGCTGAATAAGGTGAGTGACTTGCAGGTGGCCTATCAGCACAAGCAGGAATTACAAAGCAATTTGTCGTTCGCTTTCCTGCTGAATAGCTCCGTACAGCGTAATGCTGAACGTGTCACAGCCGAAGAAATTCGTTATGTGGCAAATGAGCTTGAGGACAGCGTAGGCAATATTTATTCTTTGTTGTCTTTGGAATTGCAGTTACCCCTTGTCCAGTGTCTTATGGCACAGCTTATGGCACAAGGCGCACTCCCTGATATTCCACAGGGCAGTGATGGTGTCCAGACACACATTGTAACAGGTATGGAAGCGTTAGGTCGTGGACATGATCTGACAAAGATTGAACAGTTCTTACAGACATGTTCGGTACTTCCTGACTTCCAACAGCGTTTGAAGACAGGCAATGTTCTTTCGCAGATTGGTACAGCACTTGGTCTTGATGCGGATTCCCTCGTCATGAGTGATGAGGAATATCAGGCCATGCAGGCTCAAATGATGCAAGCACAGATGGCACAGCAGATGGCGTCACCTATTGCGCAAGGAATGATGGACAATAATCAACAATAAGGAGATTGATAAATAATGGATGAAAACGAAAACAAAGTAGTTGATACTCAGCAGACAGACACACAGCCTGAACAGACGGTTGATAATGTAACTGTAACAACATCTTCTAATACCCAGATTTCTATGAAAGACACCGCAGAAAGTGTGGACAATGTGTTGGATGATGTAGCCAATGAAGATAATCAGGCTATGGGCACACAGAGCGCTGAAACACAGACAGACACACAGGAAGAAGCTCCGAAAGGTGAACAGACTACAGAACAGCAGTTGTCTACAGCACATACTGCCCTTGATAGTGCTGAAAAGGATTTAGTAAGCAAGGGTGTAGACTTTACAGGTCTTGAAAATGAATACATGAACAATGGTGGGCTCAGTCAGCAGTCTTATGAAACACTTGAGAAAGCAGGGTATCCGAAAGCCGTTGTTGATGGTATGTTGGCTGGTTGGGAAGCCGCTTCCACTCGCTTTGTCAGTGATGTATATTCATTGGCAGGGGGTCAGGAAGAATTTACACGTATTCAGCAATTCGTGTCTTCCCAGAATCAGGATGTCATTAATGCATTTAATGCTACCTTAGACAGTGAAAATCTGATGCAGATTCGCATGACCCTTGAAGGTATTAAAGGTCAGATGGTGAAACAGTATGGTACTCAGCGTCCTTCTATCGTTGGCAATGCCGCTCCGTCTGTAGACCGCAGTGGCTATGAATCGACGGATGAAATGATTAAGGACATGTCCGACCCTCGGTATCAGAAAGACGCAAAGTTTACGCGTGAAGTGTATCGAAAAGTAAAATATTCTAAATTGTTCTAATAAATTGTAATAGCCAATACAATTTGGTGATTAAGACACACTAATTCTTTGGTGTCTTTCTCTATATAATTTTCTATTTTGAAAGGTGGATGATATTAATTATGGCAGATATTAAAATTGCAACTCCTATGGCGATTGGTACTCAGGTAACCACAGCTGCCGACAAACTTGCCCTTGCCCTTAAAGTATTTAGTGGTGAAACTCTCACGGCATTTGCACGTGCTTCCGTAACGAAGGGTAAATTTATCAAACGTACAATTCAGAGTGGTAAATCTGCTCAGTTTCCTGTATTCGGTCGTACTAAAGCCCATTACCTGAAAAGTGGTACGAGCCTTGATGACCTTCGGGAAAACATTCAGCAGGGTGAACGTACCATCGTTATTGATGGTCTGTTGACGACGGACTGCTTGGTATTTGACCTTGATGAATTTATCGCACATTATGATTTCCGTTCTCCGTATGCTACCCAGCTTGGCGAAGCACTGGCAATTTCCATGGATGCGTCTATTCTCGCAGAGGTTGCTAAGGAAGCGCTGAACACTTCTGAAAACGTTGCGGGCCTTGGTAAAGGTGGCGTCGTTGAAAAGATTCTCGCAACAGGTACCACTCTTGGCATTAACAAAGAAACAGGTATCGCAGTCCGGGATATTCTGTTGGAAGTTAAAGCTAAAATGGCCGCTAACTATGTTCCGCAGGGGGACCGTTATTGCTTCGTAACTCCTGAAATTCACGCCGCACTGGCAACGAACCTTGATTTCTTGAACAGCAATTATGGTGCCGCCGCTACGCTGACTAATTCCAATATTATCAGCATGGATGGCTTCCAGATTATTGAATGCCCTCATCTGGCACAGGGTGGTGATGACCCGACGAATACCATCCAGGGTGATGGGCATGCGTTCCCGTCGACCTATGCAAGCAAGTCTCCGCTTTTGATTTGTCACAAATCTTCTGTTGGTGTCTTGTCCCTGAAAGACATTAGCTTTGAAACGGCACGTCGTGCTGAATATCAGGCAGACCAGCTTATTGCTAAGTATGCTATTGGTATTGGTGGTCTTCGTCCTGAATCTACCTTTATGGGTGTTATTAACAATCCTGCTTAGTAGATTGTTGAGAGTTATAGGGGAGTGTAATGCTCCCCTTTTTATTCTTTTAAAGGGAGTGAAAAGATGCTATTTGTATCCACAGAGTTAGACGCAATCAATCTGATTCTTTCAGGCATTGGGGAAGCTCCTGTCAATAGCTTAACAGAGAGTGAATCTATTGATGTTGATAATGCA